TATTACGTCTTGACTGGAAACAAGTAACAGAATTTTTAACAAAACGAATGAATGAAGGAAAAGAAATTCCACCTGGATTTGGAAAACAATATCCATTATACACAACAACTTATCGCAAACGAAAGGTGAAATAATAAATAACTTCATAATGAAAGTATTAATATCGAGATAAGACTTTAATCTACTCATTATGAATGAAAGGAGGGAAAATAAAATGTGAAGTTAAATGATAGATTATAAGAAAATTGAAAGATTAAAAGATTAAAGATAAGCTGGAGAATTATATTATGATAATGAAAGGAGGAAAATCAAATGCGTCCGAGTTTAAAAAACTCAACTTTGTGATTTAAGAATTAAGAATCAATAAATTAAAATTAACGAATTAAAAACTTTTTGAATTGGAGAATTAAAAAATGAGTGATGAGACAAAGAATGGCGGCGGTGGTTTAGCGTCGCGAAATGAAACTGCAATTAATAAAGTTGCGGTTAATCCAGATTATTTAGCTAAGTATATTGAACAAGACGAGAGTTTAAATGCCCTTAAAGAACACAGAACAGTCCCACGTTTTAAGATTGTTCAGCCAACATCTGACGACGATCTCGTAACTAATTTTGGCAGGGGTACTGTTATCGTTCGCCCAGGTGATGCAATGATTTGTAAACATAATGAAGAGCCTAAATCATTTCATTTTGTTCCTTTGTTCTTTTTTGTCGAGTGGAACAAATGGCGTGACTTAAAAGGCACAGGCCCAATGGTTTTAGAGCGGTCTCATGATCCATCAAGTAAAATTGCATTAAAGTCAAAAAGTGCTGATACTCGAAAAGAAGTCTATGAAGGTCAAGAGAACATGCTTGAAAAAGATAGGCTATATTATTCGTATGTTGAACACCTTCGCTTTATTGGCGTAATTTATGGCGATCATCCGCTCGTCGGAACTCCTGTAACACTTTCTTTTGAAAGAGGCGAGTGGGGACAAGGAAAGAATTTCATATCTGCTGTTTCGCTTAGGAGACAAATAATAAACAATGAGTCTGAACAAGTCCCTCTTTGGGCACAAGTTTGGAAATTGTCAACATTATTCCATAATCCAGAACCATCGAAAAAATGGTATGGATTTAAATTTTCATCTCCTGAACAATCGATTATTTTACCAGATGAAGCAGATACCATGCAAAAACTTCATTTAGAGTTCAAAGATTTGTACGAGAAATCACGTCTAATGGTAATCGACGAAGAAATTACAGACCCTGATGAAGCATCTGTAAAAGCAAATCAAGATTTTTAAGAGCATCAGCGAAAGCTGTTCATGAAGTTGGTTAAGTGTAGCTATTACCAAGGAGATGGGAAATGGATTTTGTGATGATCCTAAATTTAGCTGCGATTATAAATATCGATGATGGTATTGCGTCCAGATATGCTTGCTTATTATAAGTGATTTCATATTGCGATTCAATCGCAGAATCGCTCATCGATATTTCTTTATTTTAATATCAATATCAATATCAATATCAATATCAATATCAATATCAATATCAATATCAATATCAATATCAATATCAATATCAATATTAATTATTAGTGATGGCGCATCATGGCCAGATGTGTGTTGCAAATAAAATAAATAAATGGCTGCCAATGAAGCATCAAAACGCCTGAGCAACTTTCCATCACTTATTTATTGGAGAAACATAATGCTATTAATAGAAGGCAGCGACAATCTTGGCAAGACTATTCTTGCCAAAAAAATTGTTAAAAAGATTTCTGAAATGGGCTTGCCTGTTGTATATGGCTGGATGACAAGGCCTAATGAAGATGTGTTTGATTTCTTCTTAGACTACCGCAAGCTGTTGAATCCTTATGCTGTTCAAGATCGATTCCATCTTAGTGGGCTTGCATATCATCAAGACAAAATTTCACCAGAACATCTACAAATAATAAATGGTTGGATTCGTGGACAGGGCGGATTAATTGTTGTTTTATACGCTGAAGATGAAGAGCGGTATCGACGCAGGCTACATAATGATGAACGTGGAAATTTATTAACTATAAGTGCGATGTGCGAATCCAATAAATTTTATAAACGATTTAGTACAAAAGGCCGCATGGATTCAGATTATGCATTCAATATCTTACCTAATCCAGCATTTGATTATAATAATACAAATTTCGTGAGTGATAGTGATGTAACAGAATTAACAATAGACTGGTTAAGCAGACGACATTCTTTAGGATTATAAGCTATGAAACGAGATACATTGCGACAAGTTGAAAAAAGGCTTAAGATAAGAAAAAGCCCAACGATAGATATGCTTGTAAAACAAGTAGTTTTACATACATTTTCCCAGATGCAAATTAAAGCCAATGCTGAGCGTAAATGTATGCGAAGAGCTGTTGGATGTTCTATTCTTGAGATTGATTTATTTAACGAATTAATCGAACACTATTCAGCAACTAACGGGCCGAGCAATGGAAATACGTGTGGTGGCAAAGATCGTGCGTGTAGATGTAGTCATGCTGAATCCAGAGTTGTTATGAAATATTTAAAACGATTTAGGCAACATCGAAAAAATATTAAGGCTATTTTAGTTTCTACTCATTTGCCTTGCACGCATTGTGCAAATATAATTGTTGATTCTGAATTAATAGACGTTGTGGCTTATGAGAACATCGGCTCTAATATTAGTTTTGTGCGTCGTAATGGGCCATTAGATACGTCGCTTGACGTGCGTCTCTGGTCGAAAGAATTAATTGAAAATGATTTAGAAAATAATTATATTAAAAGTTGGTTATCGAAAAATTAAAATGATTAATTTAAAAAATGGATTTCATATAATAGAGACGCTTTCTGAACTTCCAGATTTACGGAATAGGCGGGAGATATTTTGCGACATCGAATCGAAAAGAGTTTTCGATAACGATAAAGTAGGTGGAATGTATCCGTTTAAGGGCGATAAAATATGCGGGTTTAGCGTGTCTGCCGATGATATGCCAGAAGTTTTTTATGTTCCTGTTAGACATACTGCGGAATGTTCAAATAATTTACCAGTTAAAAATGTAATGAATTGGGCAAGAGATATACTTACATCTTGTCATGATTGGATAAACCACTATGTTAAGTTCGACGCGATGATGTTTGATATTGGAGACGATGTTCAATTCGATTGTCGTCTTGTGTGCACTTGTAATCTCGCTAAATTAGTATATAGTGATCGTACAAATTATAAATTAAAACCACTTTGTGTTGATTGGTTAAATTATGACACTGGAAGTTTAGATAGAGTTCAAGCATATTTAAAGAAAATTAAATCAAAATCTTATGCAGATGTTCCTATTGAACTTCTTGGTGAGTATTGCAATGACGACGTGAGAATGAATCGATTATTATATAGATTTTTACAAAAGGAGATGCAAACACGCATCGAAAAATCTGAAGGAACACAAGGTGAAGCTGTACAACGATTAATCGAAACTGAAATAAACCTAACGTCTGTTCTATTTGATATTGAAAAAGAAGGTTTAAAAATAGATGTTGACGAGTGTCGAAAAGAATCTATAAAATCATTAACAATAATGATTGATAGTGCTGAGAAAATTCAAGAAGCCACAGGACTCGAAGAATTTACTAATTCAAATGCATGTATGCAAGAAATTCTGTTAAAGCAATTAAAACTTCCCGTTTTACTTACGATTAAAGAGAAGGAAGATGGCCAATACATAGATACAGGCCGCCCAAGTTTTGATAAAGATGCGATGGCATTATATAAAAATCATCCATCTGTAACAAGTAATCCTAAGACTCAAGAGCTTATAAATGTTATTTCATCCTACCGTACAGAACAACAATTTAAAAGTTTATTTCTCGATACATTCTTAGAGCTTAATGTCGATGGCATAATTCATCCAAATTATAATCAATCAGTAAGAACTGGACGATTATCATGTAGCAAACCAAACTCTCAACAACAGAATGAAAGATCAAAGAAACTTATTCATCCATTTGATGGCGAGGGATTTATATCAAACGACTATTCACAAATAGAATATCGTTTAGTTGTACATTATGCAAATATTGTGGCAGCAATAAAAGCGTATAATGAAAATCCTTTGACAGATTATCATAAATGGGTTGCAGAACTTTTAGGGATTGTGCGAAAACCAGCTAAACAATTAAATTTTGGAATGGTCTATGGTGAAGGCAAAAAGGCAGTTACCAAGACATTATCATCTAATGAAGATATTATTAAAACAATGGGTGATAAAGTAAATGAACTTATAAATGAAGGTTTATTAGCACCAGAATTAAGAGTTATGAAATTTAACGAACTTTGTAAAACTCACTCTGAAGATTCTTATGACATATACCATGAAAGATTTCCTGAAATAAAAGCATTATCAAAACGTGCAATTAAAGTAGCAATTCAAAGGGGCTTTATTTTTACGGCTTATGGCAGACGCCGATATTTGCCAGGCACTGCTACATATAAAGCATTAAACTCGATAGCACAAGGAACTGCAGCAGATATTATAAAAGAGAGAATGGTTGCGTTTTCTCCGCGTTATAATTCAGAATCTAAAAAGTGGGGAATAAAAATAAGGGCTAATGTTCATGACGAATTATTAAATGGAGTTCCACTGGAAAATTTACGAGATCCTAAATTATATGACTTTATATACAATATGTTGGAAACTACTACTGTAAAATTTAGAGTTCCAATTTTAGTTGGACTTGGTGTAAGTGAAAAAAATTGGAGTGAAGCTGCGGGAGGCGAAACAACGATAGAAAATAATGGAAAATTAATAGAAGGTAAATTAAGTGAATTAAAAATTAAATTTCCTGATGGAAATCTCATTGCTGGAAAAATCCGCGGATTATAGCGTTTCACGCTACAAAACGAGGCTCTACGAGGCCCATGCTGGGCCTATCGTCGTTTCTACGAGTAAATACAGCTTGTAATCCAGTATGGGCTAAATATGGCGTTTTCAGCATATAAACCTTTGTTTTTAGGCTGAAAACAGCGATTCGCAGATTTCAATTATAGGCCTAAAATTATTTGCTGCTATTTACAAAAATATTTGCAAAATCCTGATTTTTCTCTTTGCTTTTACCTAAAGATGTAGTACACTTTACATAGATAAGAGGGTAAAGAAATTAAAGGAGAATAAAATGAAAAAATCAAAACATTCAGTTACAATCGAGCCAAAAGATTTTCCATCAGACAGCAGAACAAAACAAGCATGGATTAAAATTGATGGAATGGAAGTACATATTGTAATTGGCTTCGATGGGCAACTCATTTTGACGCGGTACGTCAGCAAAGCGAAGTTCCCAGAGCCAGGAAGAGTAAAAGTCAAAACGTATAAATACTAAGTATTTCAAAGGGGAATGAAATGAAAATTCAAAGAATCTTACAAGCGAATTTTAGGGTAGAACGCGGAGCCGAGAGGTTTCAAATTGTTCTGGCATTCACTGATAGTAATATGAGCGTACGAAAATTCGTAACTCAGCAATATTTTGAAAGTATAGGATACACCAGATGCTGTTATTTCTCTAATTTTCATTCTGCTTATGATGCTTTTGTCGAACGTTGTTCGAGAAACGGCGGAGCAGATTTAATCGAATATTGTGCAAGACAAATAGGTGAAGCTGAAATAGTTTGGGAAACATTATAATGGCAAATATAAGAACATCTACACCAATAACGATAAAAGACTTTGACTTAGATGATGAAGCTAACGAATTCTTTAACTCTTATAAGATTCCACGTAAGCATAATGGAATTAGAGTCGTTGGTTGTGAGCTTCAATACGGATGCAAAGCAAATAACTTCGCTAAAACTAAAGTAGTTCTTTGGTTAGATAATCAAAAATAAACTCAAATGTGAGTTTTTGGAATCAATTTCAATTTAATTTAATGAGGAGATTTAAAAATGAGTAATCAAAACAAAACAAACAAAGCAAATGCTGGTACAAAGCCAGTAGCCGAAGTTGCAAAGTCAACGATTGTCCCAGTGTGCATCGCTCGACTACGTAAACTCGAAAGAGAAATTTTGGTAGTCGGACAAGTTCCAGAGAGTTGTCAAGCAGCACAAAAGAAAATCGCTGCAAGCATTACAAAACTTGCCGACCGCATCCACAAAGGACTCGGCTCAGAGGCGAAGAAAGCCGCAAAGTTGGAAGCCAAGAAGGTTCGTTCAGATGCGAAAACCAAACGTGACGAAGCCAAGAAAACAAAGAAGCTGGCAGCCATCAAAGTTCTTAAAGAGAAGTTGGCACAGATGGAAGCAGATGTTGCCCCAGTCGCTACAGACACAAAGAAGTAAAGTATTTCAGCAAATATGAGACATTCACTTTGCTTAAAATAAAGTACAGACGGTTGAAAGCCCGAAGCAAAGGTTTTTCGAAATCATAAATTATAATTTGGAGAAGAGAAATGAACGATAAACAGAAAATTAACAAGAATGAAGTTAGTTCCATGGAGTCCGTTTTTGGTGCGAATGACCCTATGTTTCAAATACCAAAGAAAGCGGAGAGCAAAATGAATCTTCCTGAACTTGAAAAGAAAATTGCACAAGTTTATGAAAAGCAAATAGCACGAGCCATTCTTGATGCTCAAAAGATGCGTGAAGAAAGCTATCATTACGACCGCAATGAATCAGAAGCTGGTTTAACTGGTGAATACAAGTTAGATTGGGAAACTTGCTTTATCGAAGCAGCCAAGAAAAATAAGCTATCAAAGAGCATGTGGTATTTGCTCAGTCTTGCAAATCACTGGTTTAACGACATTCAACTTTGGGCTGAAGATATTCTGGCAGGCAAAGATTGCTATACATCTGGCGACCACGAGCCATGTTGTAAAGATCCATCAGAAGAAAAATGCGAGCAATGTCAGGAAACAGGTTTAGCAGACCAAAATAATGATTCAGCAGGTAAAGCAAACCCACAGAATTATTGCTAAGTAGATATTTTATAAACTAAATTTTGGAGAAGTGAAATGAAAAACGAGAGACAAGAAAAAGCAGAAGTAGCATTTGACGCACATTGGCAAGCGGGAACAGACGAGCAGAGCGACAATAGAAACGATGCTCGTCGTAAGGCTGTACAAGCTACGCAGAGCGACGACAACATGCTCTGTGCTTGTACTGGATTAATGTGCGAAGGCATTTGTCGAGAACTACATCTACACAGGCCGCGATTTGCGAACCCAACAGCTAAAAAAGATGCTGCAGTAAATACGAGTTGGACAACGAAATGCCCTGAGAGCTATCACAAGAATTGATATTATAGGACGTAAAAAATATTTGCAAAATCCTGATTTTTCTCTTTGCTTTTACCTAAAGATGTAGTACACTTTACATAGATAAGAGAGTAAAGAAATTAAAGGAGAATAAAATGGAAATTGAGAACAAAAAAGTCAGAACAACAGAATAAGCTAAGCGAAAATTACAGAGAAAAAGAGACGCTGTAAAGTCGATGATGCTTACAAAGCCAATAGTAGCTAAAACTAAAACAGCAGCAGAATTAAAAGATATGCTTATCGGAGTAGATATGCTGTCAGTTCGTAAAGGTGTTTACAAAGCCAAACGTTTTTTCTTTTACACCCACGGGATGGACGCCACGAAATTCGCAGCAAGCCTCATGACGCAATTACCAGAAACAGCAAAGTTTGTAAGTAAGAGCGAGTGCTGGAACGCTTGGCCAAAAGATTCATGGTTCGAAGTTTGCTTTACATTATAAGCTCATAATTCATCATACTGGCCAGTTGCGAACACGGGCCTCTTAACTGGCCAGACTGATAAATTTTGAAATAAATCAGAGGAGAATGAAATGAAAAGACAATCACTATCAGCTAAAAAGAAAATCGAAATGCTTCGCAAATTAGAGAAAGAAATGGATTCTTTAAAAGAAGGCAGGCCTGAAGTCAGCCATAACGTAAAATATAAAGTTACGATGGAAATAGAAATAGATATTACAGATACTACAATCGATGATTTAATATTATGCGAGGCGATTAAGGAAAAACTAAGCGACGATCTTTTATGGATTCCAGAAACAGATTCTGAAGAAAGTGTCGACGATGGTTTTTTAATTGAGGTTATTAAAATAGATGCTGCTAAAATCATTCACTACAAAATAGTTTCGCCCAAAAGCGATAATCACGAACGCATTGGGAAATTAATTAAATTCATAACACCAGAGCGACTACAAATCGAATTTGATGATGGTAGTCAGTTTATCTATAGTCTAATCGACGTGATAGAAGTTGCTTAACTAAAAGCGTAAATCAATAAAATATTTTATTGTTAATTTTTAGAGGAGAACAAAAAGATGGTAGAAACAACTAACAAAGTAGTGCCAGAAACTGAAGACACGGATGTTTCAGAAGAGACAACAGAAGACGAAACAACTGAGAAGGAAAAAGGCAATCGCATAGATTTTCCGATTGCTGACGCCCTGTATCGCGACAAGGACGGAAATATTGTGTCAGCAGTAAATGCCGATGGTTTGCTTATCGCAGTTCCAAAGCCCATCAAAGATGCTGATGGAAAAATTGTTTATGCTGGTTTTGATTCAAGAAAGCATAACACCTTGAAGAAAACTGCATTTGCTGGAATCGCCATCCATCTACGCTACCAGGCTTTAATGGCAAGAGTTCGTGCCATTATCCTAATTAAAGGAGCAGAAGAAAAGGAACGTAAGGCAGCTAATGTCGAGAAATTCGGCGACGAAGCTACACGCAAGCGGGTTCAGAAAGTAGCACGCATGCGAGAACAGCTTGCAGCATTAACACAGCAGCTTAAAGACGATAATGTGGACATAAGCGAAATCTAAGATTTGAAAACCCACACTACTGAGCAGTAAACATACTGCTCAGAGTTGTGGATTTTCAAATAAATATAGAAGTTAGTAAGAGGAGAATGAAAATGAAATGTATTAATATCCAAAAAACAGCGACAAAAGTCAGATTAAAAAGCATCGCTGAAAGTAAAAAAATCGATGAAGTTCTTCTTAGACATTACACTTTTATTATTGAGCATTTCGATGAAATTATTTCAAAATACGATGAAGAAATCTCCAAAATAGAAGATGAAAAAGCTCAAGTATTAAAACAGTTTATCGAAGCACCACAACTCTTAAAAGAACTTGCACAACATATTTCTGAATTAGCCAATAGCAAGAAAGAAGTAACTGGCAAAGACAGTAAAGTAAAACAATTAAAGAATCTCAGACAACGTCTCGCAGACTTAGAAGAACAGATGAAAAGTGAAGGAATTGACGTTGAAGACTACGAAGCTAAGATAAAAGAAGTTACGAAAGAAGACGAGCGAGTAGCAACAGAAGAAAAAATAGCCAGAGAAGAAGCTATAACAGTAGAAGAAGCAGAGAAAATAGCTACTGGAGCAATGAGATAATTTTTTTACGACTCCCAAGTTACTCTTAAACTAAAAAGAGCGTAAAGCAGCAATATCTTTTCAGTAGATTAGTCTGCAGGCGATTACGAAAACATTAGCCAATGATCGAAGACCAGCAATTAATTGACTGGTAAAATTGATGAGAGCCGGTAATTATAACCGGCAATTAATGAGAGCCGGAAATACAACCGGCATAGAATGTAGAAGTACTGATGGACTGAAATTAGGATCCAGTAGAAGCAGCCGCGTCTGGTACACCACGGCGGTTAATTAGTTCCCAAAGGCCAGAATAGGGACGTTCTAATTTAGCTTATATGTATAATTATAAAACGGGCAAGGTTAGCTGCGTGCTATTTAAGGGAATCCTACTTGCTCAAACCTTAACTTTAATTGGATTTAAAATAATTATGAATGACGTAAAACTTCCAAAATTCAAAAATTATACAGGTCAAAAAGTTAATTTCATCCAGCCAAAACTGGATGGGCATTTTACAAAAGTTGTTCGCAACTCTAATTTTTCGTTTACGATAACTTCTAAAAATGATAAAGATATCACTAAGAAAGTGCAAGCGATAAAGCATATTGAAAACGAGCTTATAGCAATGCCGCCAAATAGTTGTATAATGGCTGAACTACATTGTCCTGGAGTCTTTGCGACGAACGTTCCAACGATGCTTAACGAAGCTAATGAAAAATTAATGCTGACCGTCTTTGCTGTTCCGTGGTTGGATGGAGAGAATTGGTCGGAACAAAATCTTATAGATATTATGTTAAAGATGGATATATTAGGGTTTGATATTGCTCTTCCAACATCCTGCACTTATATTTCACAAGGATTTGTAAATAAAAAAAATAAAAAAATATTATTAGAAAGGGCAATTAAGAATAAATTTGAAGGTTTTGTATTAAAAGAATCGCACATGACTGGATGGTATAAATTAAAACCAGTTAAGACTATCGATGCTGTTGTAATTGGAACTTTTAAATCTTTTAGCACGACGCATTACGGGTGTTTGCAAGGGCTTCAAATAATTGTTTATAAGCAAGATGGAAAAGCACATTTTCTTGGGCAAGTCGGTTCTGGATTTAAACTCGAATATCGAAAGACACTCGATACACAAGAAAAACGAGATGCTTTAATTGGGAGAGTTTGTGAGTGTGCATACGACAGCATAGCAGCAAAAGGTGCCCTACGTTTTCCGCGATTCTTGCGATGGCGTGACGACAAAGACCCGAAACAATGTACAACGGAGCAATTCTAATGAGAGAAGAATTAAAAATTTTGCTTGTTATAATTATTTTTATAGCCACTTTTATTTATAGTAATAAACACCAGTTTAAGCAATTAAATGGATGGATGGAAAGAGTATTAGGCAAAGAGACAATACTGAAATTTAATGGGAATGAGAAGAATGGAGAATATAGCATGATCAACACATTCATTAAACCTTGGAACACTATTAAAATAAAGAAATCTAAAGTATTTATATATTGTAGAGTGTGGGATAATTTTCTTGATTGTTTTGTTTTTGAATTAGTCCGTTGGCAAAGAATCACCCATTATATTAAGACATTCACTATACAAGTATTAAAATTAGTCAGGATGGGATATTGGGCTGGATTTTGCTCTCAAGGACGTGGATTGACGTGGGATAGAAAATCGAGATATGGAGAGAAGTAAAATGGAATTTATACTTTTTATAATTATTTGTTTATTAATAAGCATTGATTATATTTTAAAGAAATAAAAGGGAAAATAATATGAAAAATACATTAAAAATTTTAGGCACTATCGCAATATCAGTAGCATTTATGTATTGTTTAAAAGTTATTGGGTTCTGTGGAAGTTGTTTAGCACTGATTCCAGTCATGTTAGGAATAGTAAAAATTTGGAATATAAAGATAGACTGGTAGATTGATAATTTATAAGCCAGATAGTGGGTACTTTTATCCATGCAGAACAGATATATTTGAATTAACTTATGAAAAGGTGAATTAACTTATGAAAAGGTGAATTGAAAATGGATGATAAATTCTATATTCAGGATTGCAGAAATTATGTTGGCAACTCGATGCTGTGGTGGAAGCACGGCAATTGCGGTTATGTCTGCGATATTAGAGAGGCCAAGGTATTTACAAAAGCAGGTGCAGAAAGAATTTGTAAGCGTGCTGCACATTTTAAGATGTGGCTTAAAGAGTTTATCGACGCTCGTATTGAACATCATATCAGCAGAGAAAATATGCGAGTAATTGAAAATGGAAAAGTAATAAAAGGGTTTAAATCATGAATGTAAGAATGAAAGACAATCCAAGTCTTGTATTTTACTCAGGCCAATTTAATACTCATGCACTTGGTGAAGTTAAAGGATGTCATGATGATTTTGGAGTCGATTTATTTTTTATAAGAGAATTAGATGTATACATCAGAGCAAAAATATTTAATGGATTTTGCACCATTGCTGTTGGATGGAAAGATATGAGTCAAGCATTTAAAGACCATGATATTATAATTGATAATTATAATACATGTTTCTTTGAGCCAAAAAATAAAGAAGATAAAAAACGAGGATTTACGTTAAACTAAGATTTTCATTCTCTTCCCAAGGCGACTGGCTGAGATAACAGGAGTAAGCAACTCAGCCAGTTCGCCTAATTTTGAGATTAAATAAAATATGGAGTTAAAATATGACACCAGAAGAAGAAAAAGCGTATCATGCTAAAGAGGCCATAAGAATAAATGGCGTGCTAAATAATCTTAGTAGTGAGTTTGCTGCTGATGGTATTGTAAAAACAATATTACGAAGCAGAGTAGAGCAAGAAAAGTCAAGAGCTGAGGGGCAAGCAACTACGCCAGTTCGCCTAATTTGAAAGGTTAAACAATGGCAAGATGTATTGATAAAGAAAAGGGCAACTGTAAGTTTTATATTACTGCTGAACAGACTGGTGATGAACCTGGATGTGTAAATGATGGTGATGTCTCGAATCCAGAAGATGATATAAATTGTGTAGAAGCTGGGGATGATATATTAGAAGGGTGAAAGATAATGAAAAAGAAAAGAACATTAAATCAAACATGGACATTATGTCTTCGAATGTGGAAGTGGATTGCAAGCGTATGGGAAACTGATACATATAAAAGATTTTCTGCCCATGATCTTAAAAGAATTTGGCTTAAAAATAATGGATTTGTTAATGAGTGGATATATTCAAATTGTTTCTTTTGTGATTATACTAATGATGGATATGGGTGTGATGATTGCCCAGGACTGATGGTTGATTCTAATTTTCACTGTAGTAATTTAGTTTATAACTATGAGTTTAAACCTGTTGCATTCTACAAAGAACTTTTGCGATTGAATATGATATGAAATGCTGATGAATGTAAAGAGATTAATGCTAAACTAAAGGAGCAGAAAAGATTAGAAAAGAATCGTAGAGCCAGAGAATGTTATGCTAAATTAAAAGCTGTACAGGAAGATTAAGTTTCGAGATTATAATTAATAGTGATAGTCATAGTGAACACTTCCTATGCCAATGAAATTTTAAGGGTTGATAAATGATACTCCTCGACGGATTCATGCAATTGTATAGAGCAAATTATAAGCTACCAGATCTTGTAACAAGAGATGGACGGCTAACAGGGATGGAATATGGCTTTCTAAAAAGTCTCGAAGCCATTAGAAAATTCTTTAACGATGAAATTATAATTTGTTGGGAGGGCAGAAACAATTTTCGTTATAAAATAGACTCTGAATATAAGGCTGACCGTAAGGTAAAGCGTGCTAAAGATGCACATAGTTTTCTAACACCAGAACGTGTAAATGGATTTAAAAAATTAATTTCTATGGTTGCTGATACAGCTTTTAATGATGAACTTGAAGCAGACGATATCATTGCAAGCCTAACTGAAAAATATTGTAAAACTGAACCTGTTATTATTTATTCTGGTGATAATGATTTACTTCAACTCGTTAGGGGGAAACCATTTCGTGTTATACAAGTCAAAAATTTCGCGTGGAGAAAACAACCATGGACTATTTCACATGTAAAGGAAAAATATCATGGGCTAATGCCAAATCAATTAGCAATTTATTATGCCTTTGTTGGAGGACACGATAATATAAAAGGTGCTAATAGAGTTCGCTGTAATTTAATTGCATCTGCGATAATTAATGGTTATAAGCCAAATGAAATATCAAACTATGAACTATTCTCTACTAAAGAAGTATTTGCATTAGAAGAACATTATAATTCTGGAAAATTTGATCGCAACCTTAAATTAGTGACGCTAAATACCACAAAAGATATTGTCGTCAATAAGAAAAATTGGCAACCTGATAAGATAAAAGAGTGGTTAGAAAGAATGGAAATTCAGTCGTTAAATCTTTGTAAAGAATGCGGTGGAACAGAGGCTGTTATAAGAGAAGACGAGGATTTTTAATGAAAGATGAACCACAAAAGAAGTTAAGCCGTAAAGAAGTAAAAGATCAGCTTGAAGCTTTGGTAGAATTATTTCAAAAGGTACCTAAGTTAAAACCTAAGCAATTAACAGATAATGTCAATGTAAAACATACAACAAAAAATAAAGATTCATTACAAGAAACAATAAGCTATTTACGAGTTTGTATAAAATATAGCTTGCTTGATATTGAATCACTTGGACGTGAAGTAGATTATCTTAAAAAATTATTAGCAGAAAATGATATTAGTTAAACAGATAGATTAATGGAGTGGCTATGAATTATATTTATATTGGATTACTAAGAGGATTATTGGCAGGAATTCCAACATTTGGTTTAGTTGAGGTTCAGCGAGAAAGTACAAACTACCATCGAATTGAGATGGGGCCTGGTGATTTATTCGTAAATGGAGATATGGCAACTAATATTGATGCAATTCAATTTCCAATAGCATTAAATAGTTGGGGAACAATAACTCATTTTGGTATCTTTGATTCGTTGCATGATGGAAATATTTTAGCTACTGGTAAATTAACAGAGCGAGTGTCGGTTAGTGAAGGTATTCAGATATGGTTTGAGCCTAATCGAATGAACATAGAATTAAGTGCATTATTAGATAGGGAGTAAAATGCCTAAGATAACAACAGAAGAAGTTGTACAATTAGTTTTAAAAGAACTTACACGAGCACAGGAAAAGTTTAACAGTTTCCATAATCCACACGAAGGCTTAGGTGTTGTTCTCGAAGAGTTTGAAGAATTTAAAGATGAAATAAAAGCGAATAATATCCTAAATGCATGTCAAGAAGCTGCTGAACTCGCTGCAATGGGGATTCGTTTTATTTTAGACTTGCGTGATAATACCGTATTAGAAGACGCACGAAAGAAATGCGAAAAAACTGGTAATCATGAAGACTTACAAAAATATTTAAAATTAAGAAGGGAGATGTTATAAAACGGAAAATCGTAATATACAGGATAATTTGTCTTAAAAATAACAAATCGTATATAGGTCAAACTTGCCAAAGAATTAGAGCCAGAATTAGTAGGCATATTAGCTCTGGTAATCTTATTGGGAGAGCTTTTCGTAAATATGATATGAGTGATTTTAAATTAGAATTTCTTTGGGAAGCTATTAGTAAAAATGAAGCAGATATTGTTGAAAAAGCAGCGATTCTTTCTTATAGAAGCAAACACCCTAACGGCTATAATCTTGCCGATGGTGGCGGAGGAGTTTTAGGGCTTAAAAGTGCTTTAGGGCATAAAGTTTCTGAAGATGTAAGAAAGATTCTTAGTGAGGCTAATCTTGGGAATAAAAATGCATCAGGTAAACGTACAGGACAAGCGTTAAAAAATATGCAAGAAGCTGTTATCGACCATTCTAAATTAATTGAACGCAATAATGAAAATAATCCAATGAAGGATGCTAAAACAGTATTGAAATGGAGAATTTCAAGATTAAAAACTTCTATTAAAAGGGAGGAATAAAAATGAGTCCTTGTTATGAATATAAGTGTTCATCTTGCAATGCAAAGTTAGAAATCGTTCATAGTATAAAAGATAGCCCAAGAAAAAAATGTCCAAAATGTAAACGAAGAAAATTACAGTTGCTTCCAAGCAGAAATGTAAGTGTTATTTTCAAAGGAGATGGTTTTTATCGAAGCATTGCTTACATAAATCAAAAAGCAAAAGAAGGTAATGGCGGCGGTATTCATGATGGCGAGCCTGGAAGTATTAGCAGAGGAGATGGTGAATAATTAAAATAAATAAATTAAAACTCGGAAATTAAAATTAAAAGGAGAATTAAAGATGGCCAAGACTTTAACAACAAAACAAAAAGCAGAGTTAAGAAATAAAATTCGTCAAGAAATCAAAGCAGGAACATTTATTAAACGCACTTTTTGTGCCAGAAATAAAGTATCAGATCGTACAATAGAAAGATTGATAGAACGTAACTCAAGTTTAAAGAAAACGTATGAAGAATATCGAAAATGTATGGATACTGCTAAAAAATGCCCAGATAAATCAAAATCCAAAGCCAAAGCATATCAAGGCGAAGAAGTCATAAAAGATTTCAAAGAAACGACAGGCGTCGTAACAACACGGTCGTTAGATATAAAGACAGTTGAAGAATTATTAAAAATATCAGAAGTTGACATGGATGTCTGGGAAGTAGAACGTTCAGTTATAAATTCTTGGGAAGTAACTGTAGGTGGTATAAAGACTGGCACTGGGCAATGCGAAACTTTTACAAATTACCAAGTAAAGGTTTGGCTTAAACGTGTATCTCCAGCAGTAGATGCACTTAATACTTTATATGAAAAAATAAAAGCTGCTTCACCGATTGTGCCTGTTATAAAAAGATGTAAATTAAAAGATGCTGATGGAAATTCAATAAACAGAAGTAGAGAACTTGAAATTTCACTCTTCGATTTACATTTAGGGCTTAGGTGTTATAAGCCAGCAGCGGATATAAACTGGACTCCAGATGAAGCTGAAATAATGACCGTAGAAATATTAGATGAATTAATTAGGCTGACTAAAGTTCATGGACCATTTGAGAGAATAGTATTTGCAATTGGGAATGATTTCTTGCATACTGATACTCCATTTGGTACGACTACTGCTGGAACTCCACAGCCAGAAGGGGATGCATGGAAAAATACATTCCTTCGTGGAGAATTATTAGGTTTAGCACTTGTAGATAAAATGTTACAAGTTGCTCCTGTAAAAGTAATATCAGTTCCAGGAAACCATGCTCATTCTTCTGAAGTGGCTCTTGGTAGAATCCTTAATGCATACTATCACAGTAATGAAAACTTTACTATGGATGCCAGCATGTCTCCATTTAAATTCCACAATTTTGGTGTAAATTTAATTGGATTTGAACATGGCCATAGTATTAAGCAACAAGTTCGTCTCGCTGCATTAATGGCTAATGAAAATCGCTTAAATGGCGTGTGGGAAAACGCTCGGTACTGTGAATTTCATTGTGGCGACCAACATCGAAAAGGTTCTGGTAAGCCGCACATGTTTGAAGAACAAGGAGTGAGTATAGAGTTTTTGCCAGGATTAACCCCGCCAAATGAATGGCATAGAATTCATAGTTATAATTGGCAAAAACGAGCTGGATTAGCTTTCATTTGGGATAAGACTGCCGGCCCCATCGCTCGTTTCCAAGTTAATATCGACAATTACTCTGGAAAAATAATGGGGTAAATTAAAATAAATCATGGCCGAGTGGCGGAATTGGCAGACGCATTGGATTTAAGATCCAATATCTTTATAGGTGTGTGAGTTCGACTCTCACCTCGGCCATTAAATTGGTTATAAAGATTTAATTAAAGAACACAGTGATTTGATAAATGATGCTTATAAGGAATAACTAATGGCTAAAATGAGAAAATTCAAGACAGGTGCAATTAGGGATACAGACGAAGGCAAAATAAATTATGCAAGAGGATTAAGTCCAATTGTAATTCAACGCTATGGTGAGTTTATGTTAAAACATAATGCTCAAGTAGATGGCGGGCACAGAGATGAAGGTAATTGGAAGAAAGGATTCACAAAACAAACATATATGGAATCTAAATTTAGGCACTTTGTGGCTACTTGGTTAATTAATGATGGGTTTTTATTTGATATAGATAGAGAAGAATTTATTGAATCACTTTGTGCTGAGTTGTTTAATACAATGGGTATGATGCATGTACTGTTACTTGAACAAAGAACAGCGAAAGCCAAAAAAGTTAAGAAAACAAAACCAAATAAATAAGAAAAATAAAATTAAATCAAAGGATTAAAATGAGACCAGAGCCAAAAAGAAAAATTGCGTATATAGCTGGTGCATTAAATGCTGATGCGAATCAATATTGTAAAAATATTCATGCAATGAATGTCTGGGCTGAAAAAATTCGTAAGTTAGGTTATGCTATTTTCGTTCCTGGAAATGATTTATTGTTGTCTGTTATTGATGGTAAATTGAATTACGGTGATGTTTTCGACAACAGCCAACCATTTTTACAAGTCGCTCATATAATGTTTGTTGTCCCAGGATGGGAAGAGAGCAAAGGAACTGCTAAAGAATTAATAACAGCTAAAAAATATGGTGTTCCGATTTATTATGGTGAGGAAGGATATCAAGAATTAAAAGAACAGAATGTATAAGCCAAATTAATAAATTATTTAAGAGGAGAATAAATGACTACAATAATAGCAATGCTGACAATTTTATTTCTGTCTTTTGTGCAAAATATAAGTTTCAGCATAGTAAGTAGAAGCAGAAATAGGAACAACATGAAGTATCATCTTATTGCTGCTTTCTTCAGTAATACTATATGGTTTATCACCTTTCGGCAATTGGTAAAAGCCGATATGACCTTCTTATTCTTTGTTCCATATTGTCTTGGAACGATGTTAGGCTCTGTGTTTGGTGTCAAGATTTCAATGTGGATAGAATCTAAACTTGGTGCTGCTGCTGATGGACATTTAGTTACGAAAAAAGATTCTGGGCTTACAACTGAAGACATGGTTGCATATTTTGATTATATTGATTATCCAACTGTTTTACTTTTGTCAGGAAATTCCATTGAGCCACAGACACGGCACCTAAAACTAAGAGAATGGCTCGAAGCCGGTAAACCAAAATCGGGAGTGCATGATGATAATTTATAACGTATTAATTAAAGATAGGCATTGTGATCCAGAAATTAGTAATTTTACTGATTTAGTTGCCGCGTTTAACTTCGCGAGACAAAATGCTCAAGAATATTATAGTAATTATGATGGTTTAAAAGAAGAAATTTACAATCCTGAGATGGATTATGGTTGGCTATTAATGATTGAGACTTCATGCGAAGGTGATTATATAAGAGTTTCACAAGGGGAATTAAAATGAAAAAATTATCAGAATTTTTAGCCGAGTTTCTATTTGATGAAAGCACCAGTAGTCTTGACGCTCGTAGTGAAGAATTAAAGCAACTGGCTTCCAATATTAAACTTGGAATTGAAAATTACCAACAACACTTACACGATGATGTCCCAAAGACAGTTCAATGGGCTATGATTGAAAAACAGTTAATAACTGCACTTGAACACATGGAGTTTCCTAATAAAAGTAAAAAGGAAAGAGAGTCGTGTGACCATCATTGGGTTGAGCGTCTTGATGGTTGGGATGGACAATGTGGTGCTGCTATTTGCGATAAGTGTGGATTATATGGTTGTTTGTGCGACGCAAAATGGAGAAAAATGACTGATGAAGAAAAGAAAGAATTTCATAGCAATGGAATAAATGGTAGTAAACACAAACTTGAGAAATTAATAAAAATGCGAAATGATACTACTGGAGATGGCTTACCATATAAAATTGGGCGACTTGGAATTGGAACTAAAACAGACCCTATTACATATCTATTTTATTGCCCAAGAATCGGAGAATTTATTGAGAAATACGGAAATACAATTGATGCTACAAAATGTGATTTTAAAGTTGGTACTATAAAAAGTTGTAATAAAATTTGTCGAATACGTATTCAACGTAACTCTGCGTTAGAACTAATTATTAAATTAAACTATTAATAAGGAGAATTAAAATGCCATATATTACACAAAAAGAAAGAGATGAATTAGACCCACTTATAAATAAATTATGGGAATTATGTGGTCAATTTCGCGTTCGCGGAAGAATAAATTACTGCTGCACAAGACTGATACATCTTTGGTGCATTGAACAAATGCGAAAAATAAAATCATTAACCAAAAAGTATGATATCGTTAATGACGCACACGGGATTCTGAATTGCATAGCAGATGAATTTTATAATGCAGTCGTAGTTCCATATGAGAAATTGAAACGTGAAGAGAATGGATCTGTGTCTCAGTTAGATGCTCGTGCTAACGGAAAGGCTGAGGATTTATATCGATGCAAATGTGGTAAGATATTTAAAGCTTCTGAATTTGTAGAACGTAGTGATTATTGTCTATGTCCACATTGTTCATCTGAAGACTATGAACTTATAAATAATGAAAGTGCTGTATAATGGCTTTATTTTCGATTATATACTAATTTGAGCTAATAAGCAAATCAACTAAATACAGCTATTGCTGGCTGCAAACGAGGCTGCTGGAGGCCCATACACGAGCGATCTCTGGATATGCGAGTAATTATAGCCTTGGTGAAATAGCTAAAAATAGCTAATTAGAAGGATTAAAATGAAAACTGAATATAAATATATTCGCTTTGAAGACAAGACTGAGCAATACTCTAAACGAACAACTCAAGTCTGGTGGATTATTAGTAAAAGAGGCGAAGGGCTTATTGGAGAAATAAAATGGTTTGGGAGACGGAGACAATATTGTTTTTATCCAAACGAAAAAACTATTTTTAATAGTGGATGTTTAAGTGATATTATTGATTTCTTGAATCAATTAAAAGAAGAACGTAAAAAGAAAGTGGAGAATCATAATGCCAAAAGAAAAGAGAGATAAAGTATTTGTTTGGCCATCATGGATTTCGAAGTTGGTTGCCGGTGAAGACCATTGTTTTTGGAAGTATTGGTTTAAATGCCATTTTACTTACGACAAATTATCTGGTGATTTTAACTTGGCTAAATGGAATATAGCCCATACACAATTATTGCGGAGCCGTGTGGATGCATTAGAGCGTCTTGGATTTACTGTTTTTATCGAAGATCAAAATTCTTTTAGGCTTGAAATAAAAGCAGGCAATTATATACATCATGAGCCTAAATATTATGGGGAATTGATTCTTAAATTAAAAAATGATATAATTATTTCAGGAAAAGCTGACATCGTCGCTATTGGCGAGGATGAAGATGAACATATATCTGGAAAAATGCATCCAATTGCATTGGTTGAGGATTGCAAGACTGGAAGTTGCAAGACCAGTGACCACGTTCAGGTGGCCCTTTATATGATGCTATTGCCAAAAGCAATAGAAAAATATAAAGAATTGAAATTTAATGGTTGCATCGTATATAAAAATGGAGTTCCTAACGTTGATATTCCAGCATGTGCGGCAGATGATGAGAGTTTAAAGCAAGCCATCTGGGATGTGATTAAAAAAATTGTTGGTGATGAAGTCGATTGTCGAAAAGTTCCAAGTCAAAAAGAATGTAATTGGTGCGACGTTCCTAAAACTGAATGCAATATGAGGGCGGGATAATGTGGCAAGATAATATAAATGGATTATTCGAACTCTGTGGTGGAATATTTGTTATGCTACATTGTTTAAAACTCCACAAAGATAAGAAGGTTAGAGGTGTTAGTTTTATAGCTACTGGTTATTTTACTTTGTGGGGATTTTGGAACATGTATTATTATCCATTCTTGAGACAATGGGCAAGTTTAATTGGTGGTTTACTTATTGTTATTATGAATGTAATATGGGTTATGATGATGGTTCATTACATTATGAAAGAGAAGAGAAAAATTAAACAGATTAAATAAAAACATTTAAAAATATTGTGAAACTGGAGTATTTGAAATGACAAAAGATAATGATACTAAATTAAAAATAAACGATCTTGTCGAGGTAATAGGATGGGACGATAACATAAGACGTGATTGGATTGTTGTAGATTTAGCCAGTAATGGTGGCACAGCTATTATTATGAATATATTTAGCAGAGAACAAACTACTATTTTAGTTTCAAAGCTTAAACATCAAAATAAAGATGAAGATAAATAACATGAGTGAAAAAATTGTTATAACTTGGTGTAATGGAAAGCCTGCTGGCATTTGGTGCAATGACGTTGTTATATGGGAGACGAAAGATGTAATTGTTGAAACAAATCTTTTATCGACTACCGTTGTACTGCCTGCTGTTGCTGCAGTACAATTTTTAACTATTTTTGTAAATGGAGTGATTGCAAATCGCTCAATCGAACTTTTATTTGCAATACAAATGAAGATAACAGAACTTAAAGAAATAGAAGAAAGAAATAAGCAATTAGATCTTGAGATAGGAGACTGGTAATGGCTGGTATGGTATATGATTCCTTGAATATTGAATTAGAAAAAATGAATAAGATATGGTTTGAATGTAATAAGCATTTGACTAACGAAGAGATGCTCGAAGCAGGTTTAATAGATGAATGTGATTTAATTTGGGTTAATAAATTAAGGAGCCAAAATGAGATTTCCATGGGATAAATATGAACCTTATAATGTCAATCGGCGACCGACGCTGCAAATTTACATTACTAATAAATGCAACTTGCAATGTAAAGGGTGTTTTGCAATAAGAGCAATGAATGAAACTGATGATGCCTATATGTCAATGTCAGAATATAAATTGGCAATTGCTGAAACAAGAAGTAAAGGTGCAAGACAAATAAATATACTCGGTGGCGAGCCGTTGCTGCATAGACAAATCAATCAAATGTGCAACCATAATTTTGACAAAGGTTTGAAGACTACAATATACACAAATGGATTGTATCTTGGTCAATATGTTCCAAAAGATTTTCACGGTGCCAAAATTCGTGTCTCTGTAGATTGTCTTTCCGATGGAGACAAACCGTTCGAATCACTACGCCGTCCTGTCAGTGCCTATCTAAGACTAAACGGGGAAGTTGATATAAATTTTATGATCGGCGGGAACACAACTCTTAGTGAACTAAAAAGAGTTGCAGACGAAGCTGAGGGTATAGGCTGCAAAACGTTCTTCATTTCCAGTTATAGGTATCTGGATAATAATGCTGACTTTTTTAAGAATGAAATGGATTTAATAACCTCTGGGTCAATGAACGTAATAGATTACAAGGAGCTTGTGCATGCTTTTCTATGGAGATATACTGGTAATATGGAAATTCATATAAGTAAACGTGGTGTCTTCGAAAGTGTCATCAATGATATTGTTTCTGGTAATTGTAGTAATAGAAAATGCAACTTTGCCAATTATTTCATCGGCGGAAAAATAATTCAATGTCCTTATGATGTTGTAAACTTAAAATACGCAAAAGATTACGAATTTGGACAAAGATATTGCCAGCATAATTCAACGTGTCTTATGAGTAAGATTATTGTACAGAAAATTAAAGTTAAGAGGAGAACTGATGGCTAATTGTTATGTCGCATTATTTAATAAAGATGGTGAAGTTAAAAAATCTGATTACGCACGTGCTATTGTAAAGCAATGGACTTTTAACAAAAATTATAGTATATCTAATAGTAATCTTGTCGTTTTTAATACAGTTCAGTCAGACTGGGGAAAGATCACTCATTTTGCTTTATGTAGTGAACGTGTAGGCGGCAGACAATATGCTAAACGTAATATTAAGCGTTATAAACCTATGCCTATTATTGAAATTGGTTATTCATACTCTTTTCCAATAGGCGAATTAAAAATAATATTTGAAGGTGATATGGTTTAAAATGGATAAAATACCTAAAAGCAAATCATTTCTTAAAGTACAAGCTCATTGTGGTGAGTGTCGCTATTGTATTTATGATAGCTTTCCAAGAGGCTATGTTTGCATGAGAGATATAAAAGAAATAATAGGGTTACAAACTTTTGCTTGTAAACATTTTCATTATAAGCAAGCAGATATGAATCCAAATTGGAAAAATGAATTTATTTATACAGATGAGAGGACGTGGTAAAATATGATTTGGGGAACTACTTACAAAGAAGATAATAAATGTAATAATTCTTTAAAGAAATGGTTTGCTTGGTATCCAGTAATTCTTGATGATGGACGTACAGCATGGTTGTGTTGGCTGTGGTGCAATAGAACCCCATGTGCTGATGGTTGTAACAAGGCTTATAATTTAGTGGAGAAATAATAATGGGAAATGTAAATTTTTCAAGTGCAAAACCAGAACATAAAATTACAGATGCTGCTGAAGTTATAGTTGAAGCGATTGAACAAGAAGTAGATACTATTGATAAACTCGAAATAATTAAGAATGTAGTTGGCAAATGGTATCAGCCATATTGTAGGAAGTGTCCTTATTTTGTTAATGAAGATGAACATCTAAAGATGCTTCTTTGTGTGCGACCTTTTGGTGAAAAATGTCTGGCTGAAAATATTCTCGTTGCTGGAGTGATAGTCGCTGATGCTCATAACGACTACATGAGAAAACAATATGAAGATAACAATGGGCCTACTGCGATAAAACAACCTACGCCTGTGGATGAAATGTCTAATGAATTAACCAAAAAGCGCATGGCTAAAATACATAAGAGTCGGAGGCGATAATGGAAGGTGCAAGTCAAGATGCAATGGACCGTTTTCGTAGAGCAGTACAAATTTTAAATGATGCCAAATTAGATTTTGATCCACCAATTGAGTGGGCTCCAGAATCTGATTTAGAGCTTAATGAAGATGAAATTCACTAAGAGGTAATAATGAAACATAAAAATGATTGCGATTGTGTTAATTGTGTCGCTAAGGAAAGCCCAATTCAAGAAATTTGGATTAAGAACGCGACAGCAGAAGAAATATCAACCATCGAGGTTCTTGATTGGTTAGAAGGCTACGGACAAGTTATGTCTTTAGCTGAACAGATATTTATTAGAAGATATGGCCTTATTCTAATAAAGTTGCGAGACGATCCACAATGGGACGGAACAGATGCTGCACATCCTGCGTGGTGGCGTGGTGAGAAGTATGGAGCTTGGGAAGCTACAAGATTAATTGCAGACGTTCTATCTGGCAAAAATAAATGTACTGGTAGAATGAATGAACAAATAGAGATTGTGCGTGATAGTGTTTTTAAGTTGAAACAAGAACGTGATGAACTCAAAGAAATTGCTGCTGGTGCAATTAAAGAAGCAGTTGATTTAGAAAATCGTAAATTGAAGATAGAAGAAGAAATAGAGATTGTGCGTGATAGTGTTTTTAAGCTGAAACAAGTACGTGATGAACTCGCACATAATGAAGAGAATCTATTAAATCTAATTAATAATTTAAATGGTTCTAATCAGAGATTTCAAAAACAAGTTGAAAAATTAACTAAAGAATGGGAAGTTGCTTGGGACAGAAATCATGATTTAGAGAATGAGAGTGGAAAATACTTTGAGCAGATTGAGCAACTTGAAACTAAACTCAAAGATGCAGAAGAAAGGTGTAATGCACTACAAGCTAAACTCGAAAATGCTGAAGTAATGACAGCGTATTCATATTATGTTGGCACTGAATTAACTTGTGAACGAGTTCCGGATAAATACTCTAAATGGTTGTCGGAGAGAAACAAATCTATTGGCCAGCAGTATAAAGTAATAACAACGCTTGATAATTTAACATGTGACAATTGTGTAGCCATGGATGGTAAGATTATTAGAGATGTCGCTGCAGTATTTCACATGTGCACTAATGACGAATGTCGATGCGTTGTGGAGCCACATCTGGCTGAATGTGGAGTTATTAAAAATCCAAAAGGTAGTTCAATGCCTGACTATGAATTTAGAACTGAAATTAAAAAACAAGCAACAGACGCTGAGAATTAATATCGATATTGAAAAGAGAAGAAGATAATGGTCATAATATTTGATTTATTAAAAGTTGCTATGCTGATAGTTTTGTGGCTGCTCGCCGATCGATTTGCTAAAATAGGTTGGAAGATGCTATTAACTCAGTGGAGAAGAGTGCTAAGAGCGTTTTTATTTTTAATACTTACGTTGGTGTTTATTGCGTTAATGCATTATACGCAAATACTTAATTAAAGAATTGGATGTATTATGATTAAATATATAATAGGCTTAGTTGTAATCTTTGTGCTTATTCGTGGATTGTGGATAGAACGAAGATACAAGTTAAAACAAAAAGTGGAATGTCCAAGAGGGCCTTGTAGGTTATGTGAACTTGGCGACTATGGCCATAATTGTCCTTTTATAACATACGATGGATACAAAAATAGAACTTGTAAGGAAGATGAATAATGAATGGTATAATTAAGAGATGGTTAAAGAAAGACTTCTGGACAATATGGGACACGACCGACAAGATTCTTTGTTGGCTTGGGATGCATCACTGGTATACAGCATATTTTTTAGATAGAAATGTTGCATGGCCACGATTTAAAATAGACTGGGGAGTTCGAACATGCCATAGAAGTGGATGTACAGCAAGACAAACAATTAAAAGATCTGTGTATAATAGTGACACAGGTTGTTATGATAATAAAATAAGATGGGAAAATAATAGGAGATAAGATGAAAATAACATCGTTTACTGGTAAATATGAATTCTTGAGTAATTTTTATCGGCTTGATATGTTGTATGATAAAAGAATCTGGCCGTCTGTCGAGCATGCTTTTCAAGCTATGAAAAGCATTAATCCTATTGTTCAAGAACGCATACGAACAACGCAATCTTGTAAAGAGGCTAAAAGAAGAGGACGCAGTGTCTTATTGCGTAAAGACTGGGAGCAGATAAAAGTTAGCATAATGTCTGATATTCTATATGTTAAATTTCAAAATCCAGATTTACGTAAAATGTTGATACAAACTTTAACAAAAGAATTAATTGAAGGAAATTATCACCACGATAATTACTGGGGGGTTTGTAATTGTTCAAAATGTAAATACAAAAGTAGGTTGAACATGTTAGGCAAACTCTTAATGATTGTTCGTAAATGTTGTGTTGATGGTGATATTGTAGATATTATGGAAAATCAATTAGCTATACTTGATCATACAGTACATCGTGCTGCTAATAATCAGTATTGTGGTGACTCATCAGATATGCGGAAGTTAGTAAATTAGGCTTGATGGTAAGTTCTGGTTGGAAATTTGGTGTTTGTGACGATGAATATTTCTCTATTACAACATTAGGGAGAAAGGAATTGAATGAAAGAAAATAAACTTAAAAATAAAAGTTCTAAAGAATTTTTCATCCAACGGTGGTATGGCTGTTTTAGCTTATATTCGAGACTTAACAAATGGTTAGGTGCAGATAAACTGGAAGGGTTGTTGACTATAAAAAACTTTCCTTGTTTACATAAGTTAAAAGTTAAAGATATGTCTCAAGATATGATTCGCATTACAGTTGAGATTCTTGAAGAGGATGCAACGATAAAGAAATGTGGGCCTATTTATAAAGGAAGATATTTCAAAAGAAAGAAATTAAATGTCAAGAAATAAGCACAAGACTGCAAATATGAAATTTAATCATTATTATATGGATCTTTTTGGAATTAATTTATATTGGTTCCGAGGAAGCCGTGAGAAATATAATCGATTAGTTAAAGGAGAGTTTGATCAAAAAGCTCCAGATAAAGGGCCATCTGTTAAAGGAACTTTTGAAGTTTATAAAAAAGATGGTATTTGGATTAGTGTGATTTGGCTCAGTAATCATAGTTTTGAGTTACTTGCTCATGAGTGTTTTCATGCAGTCCACTGGTGTCTCCAGGATAGAGGTTTAAATTTAACAGATGCTTCTGAAGAGGCATACGCTTATTTTTTACAAGCGTTAATAAAGGAGATGAAATGAAAAGCAAACATAAATTTCAAAAGAAAATTATAATGTGGTTATATTGGAATTGGATGGAATTTCTTCTTTTTATTGTAACATTTATAATGTTAGTATGTGCTGGTATAATAATTCCAAAAGTTATTAACTGGATGAATATTTAAAAGGTGTAAAATGAAAGAGACAGGTAAAAATGGTTTTCAATCAAAAGTAATAAAACAGTTAGAGAAACAAACTGCGTTTGTTATGAATTTTCATGGTCATAGAATGCAAAAATCTGGATGGCCGGATTTGCAAGTAATTCATCGTAGGTGGAAGGGATTCTTAGAATTGAAATGCGAGAAGTATGAAGCGAGTATATTACAACGTAGCGTTGCTGCAAAGATAGAGTTGAGAAGAACGCCTGTTTATGTTTTAAGGTGTGTTGAATTAGATGGTGGTGGAGTATATAGTTGGTGTGGATATAAATATACGCTTGAAAACTTTCAAGGTGAAGTCATTAAGACGTTTGATGAGTTACGTTCGTTGCTCGATATTCTTGTTGAATTAGAATTAAATAAATGTTATTAAATGTAATTGAGGAGAAAATGAGAAAATGAGAAAATTATTTAGAATATTAATTAACAGCCGTATTTTTGGTAAAAAGAAACAATTAGATAGTTTAATGGCCTCTAATGTTGCTTTGAGCCATGATATGAACGAAAAAGCTGGACTAAAATTAAAAGTTAAACAACTTGAAAGTGCATTAACGAATCTACGCCTTAAAGATGCTGGTGAATGGTACAATCTTACAGAAGAGAATAACTATATGAAAAAAGGGCTTACTTTAGTAAAATGTAGCAATGAAGTCCTTAACCAACAACTTTCCAATATAACTAATAATTTCAATAAATTAGTAAATATAAAATACGACCTCAACAGAAAATATTTGAGATTAAAAGAAGAGTTATTACTTGATTTTGACGAACGAAAATTCATAGGCCTTTGTGATAGAGACGGCAATGATATTCATTCTGGCGATACTATGAGATGTAAAATTGAAACGCGAGGCAATGATGCAGAAGAATTAACTGGCATTATCCAATGGGCTAAATATAAAACTGGATATACTTTACAAACAAAAGATGGACGAACTATCGCAAACTTTAGATGCATTGCTGGTTTTGATGTTGCTAATATTAAAGAGATGCCTGATGGTAGAATCGACGGTGTGATTATGGATACTGAATATTTGAAGAAAGAATTAGATAAATTAAATACTATGAAAAATGAAGATGACATCGAAAAGATGATGACAGAAATAAATGAAGATGATGGGATAGTTTGTGCTCCTTGGCTTGCTCAACCAAAAATTACTTACGATGAATTTAATGAATTATTAAAAGCTGAAGCTATGGGAGAAGAACGACAAAAGTTGGTAGATGAAGATTTTAAGAATAACGGTGGTCTGATGGATTCGAACGTTGATAGAACGATGCTTGATGAGCCGAAAGCTATATGTAATTGCGAAGTTCCTGGAGCAAAATGTCATTCGAATATTGCTTGGAGTGGTGTATGGAATATACCTGCTGTTAAAGAAGTGCTTGATGAAATGGATTTAAATATGAGCATGTCAGATAAATGTGGCTCGTGCTTAAAATTAAGAGAAGCGAACTTATTAAAAGTTCCATCTATAACATTGTTAGCAGATAAAGATTGGGCACCAGAGTATTGTCGGAAGTGTTACCAAGATGAAAGAAAGAAGTTCATCGAGTTAAAAAAGGCGTTCGACTATCGACTCTACCTCGATGCTGAATGTGCTATGAAACGAACGCCGATGGGCTATTCTGATTGGATTGCTTGGGTTTATGGTTAAATTAAATTAATATTGAAAGGCTGTTAATATGGGAAAGTATAGTGATATGATAGGAGATGATGAGAGGGTGATGAAATGTTGTAATAAAATAAGGAAGTATAAGATGAAATTAGCAATTGTAGGTGGAAGAGATTTTAATGATATAGATCTTATGGCAGAATATATAGCGATGTTTATGAGATCGAATCAAAACGATGAATTTGCTATTCCTGATGTTGAAATTATATCTGGTGGTGCCAAAGGTGCAGATAGATTAGGTGCTACATTTGCAAGTGTATGGGAACTCACTGAACCGACTATTTTTAAGCCTGATTGGGATGCTCATGGAAAGGCTGCAGGATTTATAAGAAACCAGTTAATAGTTGATGCTTGTGACGTGGTGCTCGCTTTCTGGGATGGTAAATCTCGTGGAACTGAAGACACTATTAATAAGGCTAAGAAAGCTAAGAAGCCGACGTTTATAGTTTATTATGAAACTCCTAAGCCAATTGTTTCAAAACCAATGAAAGGGTTATAAAATGAAACCAATAAAATTTAAAGGTTATAACTGTATATTTGCTAAAGATCAGCCTGAATATATACCATTGCCTGTTAAAAAAATTATAGGGCATAAAGGAGAAATTATTTCTGTTTGGAAACCTACTTTAAAAGAAAGAATTAAAATTTTATTCGGATTCAACATAGGCTTGTCTTTGTTAACTTTTAATGAGCCATTGCAGCCACTTAAAATTTTTATATATAAGAAGGAATATTAAATGAAACATTACGTGTTAGGATTTATATTTAATAGGCATCGCGACGAGGTTTTATTAATTCAAAAGAAACGACCAGAGTGGCAGGCTGGACATTGGAATGGCATAGGTGGAAAAGTTGGCGATAAATTAGGCGGTTTAAGTGAGACGCCTAACGAAGCTATAGTTCGTGAATGTTGCGAAGAAACAAAAATGGACGGTGCTGGTTTTGAACATGTAATAACGATGTTGTGTGATGGTGGAACTGTGTTTATATATCGTGCTTTTTGTAAAGATGCATATATTCCATTTACTCAAGTAGAAGATGAAGTGCTACAAGCGTGGCACGTCGATAGTCTTCCTGAAGAGATGATGGTTAATTGTAAATTGATGATTGAAATTTGTCTGGCAAAGAGTATTAAATTTCCTGTTATTATTCAGAAAGATGGAGTATTATAATTATGAGTAGTTCACTTAAGAGATGGTTTAATGATTTGCAATGGATGCAACAAGGTGTTTTAATTAGTTGTATTAGAAATTGCGATGGCATTCTATCAGAAGGCCCTGCGAAAGTTCTCGTAAGAGGCATTCGCTCTGCTTGCATTAAGTCAGCAATGACAAAAGGCTCGTTTAACGCTCGTCGTCCGAATCCAGAAAATTTAATGAATGCGTGTGTATCGTTTGTTGATGATCATATAGACCACTGCCCGATTCATTTCGTTGCCCATCTTATGCATGCTTCTGAAGTCATTGGATATACGCATCCAGACAAAAACATAGCTGCTATATGGGAGAACATCTACAAAACAATTGTTAATGAATTACATCTTAACGTAGAAACACGAGAGCATTTTTCTGATAGATTAAAAGATGACCCAGCACAAGTCACAAGAGAAAATGCGTATGATGAAATGTGCTACCAATTAAAGAATTACGGTGATAATAATGGTGTAGTTAATGAATAGTTTATAATTGAGAGTATTAAACGATAACGACTTAGATTATATTGGATGATTATGATTAAGCCTGAAGATATTAAACGTTTTGATGCTGTTGTTAAGAAGATACAAGGCAAGGAAGAAAAAGGAGAACATTCCTTTATGGGTTTGTGCCCATGCCATGGGGATGCACGGCTGAGTCTATGGATAAAATTAGAAGATGATGGTAAAATTACACTACATTGCCATGCTGGCTGTGCATGCTCAGATATTTGTGCATCTATCGGAATTAAACTTGCTGATTTATACCCAACACCAAAAATAGTAGCTCTTTTCGATTTCATAAACTTAGACGCCGATCTTCTATTCCAAGAAGTTAAATATGATAAAACAGCACTAAATAGATTTAGAGTTAGGCGTCCAGGTAAAAAGAAAGAGGAATGGATATGGGATGTAAAAGGCATAGGCTTAATTCTCTATAATTTATATGATGTAGCACAAACAAAAGAAAGTGATATTATATTCTTATGTGAAGGTTCTAAAGATGCCCGTAATCTTAAATATAAAGGGCTGACGGCAACTTCAGCACTGTGGAACAACTGGGGAGAAACAGATACAACTCCATTAGATCATAGACCTGTTGTTGTGTTACAAGACAATGACCCAGGTGGCGAAACAAAAGCACTTCTTGCCGCTCATGACAGATATGGCAAAAGCTCAAGTGTAAAAATATTATTATTACCGAATTTGAAAAAAGGCGGAGATGTTACTGATTGGATCGAAGCTGGTGGAACTATAGAACAACTTTTAGAATTAGTGCAAAAATCAGAAGAGTGGTTCCCACTTGCATCCGTTCGACAACAAATAAAAGATGGAAAAGTAACTGGTTTATCATTTGAACATTATGATCCACGTCCTGCATTTGAAGAATGGTATGAGACTTATCATCCACCAGAGGAAGGTCCACTTCATTTTTATGATGGTGATTGGCTTAAAGGCGATATGAAAACACTATTATTTAAAATAGTATCTAAGAATAGGCTATTAAATAGTATGACAGAATTCTTTGGTTTAAGTTTTAATAAGAAATCTAAAGATGGTCAAGAATTATTTAAACCTACACCAAGTCTTACAGAAATGATATTAAAATCTGGAGAATTAAAGATAGATTTAGATATTTTAGAACATCCATCAATGCCAATTTTTAATCCATTCCACATGTCAACAAAATTGCAGCAGTATGAGCCTGCAGATATTGTTTTATTGAAAAGCACAAATTTTTATGTTCCAGAACGCTGCGTATTTCCAAGAAATATGGATGCTTGTATTGCAATGAACGCTTTACCATTCGATTATGATGAAAGTGCAAAATGTCCAAAAATAGATAAAGCATTTGCTAATCAATGGAATAATGATAATGAGTCCATTGACATGCTACTCCAGTTTCTTAATTACTATATGAAAAACACATTTATATATAAATCTGTTCTTTGTATGATTGGTGAATCAGATTCTGGAAAAACCCAAATATTAGAGTTAATGCGTCATTTTATTGGGTATGATAATTGTGAAGCATTGAGTCTAAGCAAAATTGGGCGGCCATTTGAATTATATCGAGCCAGAAACGCTAAATTATTAATAAGCGATGATTTAAATCTTACAAAAAGAGATTTACAAGATGGAAGTATTGTTGAAAATCTAAAAAGCATTCCATGTGGAATTCCAATTAGAATAGAAAAGAAAAATGGAGAGATTTGGAGTAGAAAACTTGCATGCCAGATAATTATAGCTGGAAATCAGCCGCCTGAAATCCAGGAGTTTTCAAATGCTCTATCAAATAGATTTAAGTTTCTTAATTTTCCACACACTTATGTGCGTGGTGTCGACATGATTCCTGACATTTTAGCTACTTGGCTGCCAGAACTTGCTGGATTATTTAATAAAGCATTAGATGCTGGTAATAAACTTGCTGAACAATGTGGATTTATAGAGCCAAAATCATCGTATGAAATAAGAAAACGGTTTGAAGGCGGTGGAAATCCAGTTAAAGAATTTGCGAGAACATATTTTGATATAAATTCAGCAGATGATAATATTAAATGGAATACTTGTCTTGAGGATGTTAAAACTTATTATAATAAATATTGTGAAGTAGAAGGGATAACACCACTTTCATTATCAAAATTTTACATGGCATTGGAATCTATAGATGGAATTAGTCGTGGAACTGTATGTTTGAAAATTTCAAATACAAAAACTGGAATAGATGGATGGAAAACTGTAAAATGTTGGATTGGACTGCGAAAAAAAGGAACTTCTGGTATAATTTCAGCGATAAACCAGGTACAGGGTGATGAGTTTTAGCCATTCCCATTTCATTCCCGAATCATTCCCATTTTAATAGGTAATATGGGAATGGATTATCGCGATTTTTTGCTACGTCCGTTGCGATTTTCTCGATCCATTCCCACATTCCCAAATTAAAACCAGATCAATAGCGATCACACTGTGATCATCTTGTTTTCAGTTGTTTGAATAATATCCCATTGTACACCATGATGTAGTCCACAAATGGGAATGTGGGAATGGATAGGTGAAAACGCAATTGGCGATAGTAAAACACGCGATAATCCATTCCCAAATGGCTGCATGAAATGGGAATGATTTGGGAATGATTTGGGAATGGATGGGAAAATTAGAGGGAGTGGAGTCGGGCAAACCCAAAACAAGGAATGAAAAGCAGAATTTAACTGATCATACGACGTGGTAAAAACACATATTTTAATTAGAAGGATAATAGATTTTGCAGAAAATACCACGTGTACCGATCAAGACATATTTTGATTTATAAAAAATTTATGAAATTTATAGAAAACGAGCGTCGATAATCTAAGCCTTCGCGAGTTAAAAATTAATCCATTCCCAAATCATTCCCATTTTGTTTTAAAAGTAGCGTGAATCTTTTGGAAAACATATAAAATATCTAATATCTAATATAAAAAGTAAAATAAGAAATGAAAGTAAAACGAGAAACGAAATATGAAAGACATAAAAATAGATTTTAAAAGCTGGTTCTATAGAAACTGTAGAATTCAAAGAAGAAAGAAAGCTAAGATTTGTCAAGTCTGCCCATTTAGAAAACACATTGAAGAGCAAGAAATAATCTACTTTCTTAAGAATGGATGATTTATCCACATATATGTGGACTTATTTCAAAATTTGTCTATATGTATGTAGACAAATCGCTTATGTTAATTTAAAACGAGAGGACATAAAATGAGTAAGTGTAGTGATTGTTTTAACAATTCTGGTTTAAATCAAGCAGAATTTAAAAGATACTTCCAGTTTTGGAAGGACACAGTAGAAAAAGCTTTAAATAACGAATTAGATGGTGCGGTTGATTGCCATCCTCGTGCTATGGAATGGATAGAGGGAGAATTATTAAATTCTGATGGAAAAGATGCATTCGAAGCAGAGCTTGCAGAATTAAATGATGAAGAAATTGACTTGGAAGACGAAGATGATTACTATTATCCAGAAGATTTTTCTGGCGATACAGATTGTGATGAGTGTTCAGATGAATATGTTGACGATGAAATTTATGATGGTGAAATTTCTGATGATGATGATTGGAACTATTGAAAACTTTAATTTAAGTTGTGAAAACCTGCTGTTATTTAGAAATCGCTGTTATTAGCCCAATATAGCTGGTAGCCAGATTTATTGTCCAAGAAGAGTTCTTTACAGGCGAAATTTCTGTTGTTGTAAGTCTCTATAAACACTACACTTACGATGCATAAAATAAATTTTCACAAAATGAAAAGATTTATCTCGTTTTTTCCGAAAATTTGGACGTGTGTATAATAGCAAGGCGTGCATTATGGGTAAAAGAAATTGGAAATTATCGTCTGCAGAAAAACAATTTGTTGAAGATAATATAAAACTAATTCCAGCTATATTGAAATGTTTAAATAGCTTTATCAGTATTGGCAATGTTATCGACGATGATATTAGGGCTATAGCGAATTTTGCTTTAGTCTTAGCAGTACATTCATGGTTTAAGAGAGATCGTTCTGGGCCAGAGCATTCTTTTAAGGCACATTTGCGGAGAGTTGTAAAAGATGAATTATTTCATGCAAAACACAGAAGTGTTATTATCAATACACCTGAAAGTTTAATCAATAAAATCTTAAAACCACGAGATACGCATTATAAAGAACGTGGTCGAAAGATGTCTGATAATGAATTAGCTAAACTATTAGGAATTTCTACGTATGTCGTTAATTTTTTTGACCGTGCATTAGATCCAAGGGAGTATCTAAGTTTAAATGAATATATTGATGAAGTTGAAGAAATCAGATCAGCAACAATGGAAGATAATACATTTATAAATTCATTAGATAAAATTGAGCTGAAAGAGCAATTGAAGATAAAATTAGCAAAAACAAAAAATATGCGTGAAATATTAGTATTGAACGAACAACTCGCAAGGCTCGAATTTGAAACAACAAATGATGATTAAGAGAAACTATGGCAAACAAAGGAAAAGAAAAGTCATATTACGGATGGACAGATATTGCTAATTTAGAAGAAGCAGTAGAGTTCTACGCTGAGAAGTGGGCATTTGGATACAGTTTAACAGAAATAAATAAGATGCTCGATGTTTACTTTCCGAGAATAGATTATATAACTTGTGGAAAAATAAGAGTAAAAGCACTTAAGAAGTTATATAAACTTGCTCAACAGATCGAGAAAGGGAATTATATTGCAGAGAGCATAATGCGTCTTCGTCGATTAATGGCGAATCCTAATGAAAAAACAAAAAACATCTTATCAGCAGATGCACAGCTAACACACCTTTTAGGCTTAGCTAATGTGGCTGAAACTGAAAGTCTCGAAGAGCGTGCTACATTAATTCGTGAGTTTTTAATTAATGCACGCGAAAAGACAGATGGAACATGTTTTGCAAAGAATGAACAAAAGGTAGAAGAATCTAAAGAAATACCAAAAGATACTGAGAATGTTGAAAATTCAGATAAAAATGAAAATTCAGCAGAAGAAGAAAAACAAGTAGAAAATGATTTAAAATTAGCTCGTGCTAAGCGATTAAAAATAGAAATAGAAGAAGCAGAAAAATCTATACAAAGTGACAGGGATCGATTAGACGATGAATGTGACTACGGCGAATAATATAAATAAATGAGCGAGGATATAAGATGGCAGAAGTATCAATGGCGGGCAAAGGACAATTAACACAAAACACCGCTTATAAAATATCAAACCTAAAAAACAAAAAGAAGTCATTAATTAAACGCTTATGGTATATTTTAAATTTACCAATACGAGTTCGTTTGAGATCTTAATTAATGTTAGTAACTGAAGCAATCACACCTCGATGGACTCCATTAAAAGACCATGCTGAACAGCAACGATATGTTAAATCACAAACAAGATTTAATATTGCTCATGCTGGAAGACGTGGTGGTAAGACAGAAATTGCAAAGCGAAGATTAATTATAAGAGCTTTTGAGTTTCAACTACCACAAGGCCGATTTGTATTTGGTGCTCCTACACATCGCCAAGCTGTCGATATTTTCTGGGATGATACTATTGCAATGGTTCCGAGATGGGCATTGTATGATGGCCTTCGCTCTATATCAATTTCATTTCGAAAAGTAAAACTGTTTAATGGCTCTACTATTGAAGTTCTTGGGCTTGATAAACCAGAAAGAATAGAAGGCCCACCATTAGATGGATTTGTTGGTGACGAGTTTGGAAACTTTAAGCCAACAGTATGGGGACAAAACATAAGACCAGCATTATCAACATTAGGTCGTCCTGGATGGGCTGATTTAATTGGAGTTCCAGAAGGTAGAAATCATTACTTCCAACTTGCGGAAGATGTAAAAGATAAAGAAGACTGGGACATTTTCTCATGGCATACTAATGAAATAAATCCAGAAGAAGCAGAAAAAGCTCGTGCAGACTCTGATACATTAACTTATAACCAAGAGTATGGCGGTGAGTTTGTTTCATTTAAAGGCCGAACATATTATGCGTTCAATAATGAATTAAATTGTCCTCCAAAAGACGAAAGGGTGTTATACAATCCAAGTTATCCATTAGACTTTTGTTTTGACTTTAATAGAGTTCCAGGAAACTGTGTAATATCACAAGAACTTCCAGCACCTAAATGGTTAATAAAGCGTAATCAAGGAGAGAATCGTGGATTAGTAAGTTGTGCTATCGACGAAATATTTTTACAGCAAGATAGCAATACAGAAAAGCTTTGCGATTTATTAATAGAGCGATGGTCTAAAATACATAGAGGTTATGTCCGTCTTTATGGGGATGCTACTGGTGGAGCTAAGCAAAGCTCAGCAGTAAGAGGAAGCGATTGGGACATCATAGATGCTAAGTTTAATAGTATATGGAATTGCGAAAAGAAATACAAGAAATCAAATCCGCTGGTTCGTGTAAGAATTAATTCAGTTAATAGTAGGCTCATAGCGGCTGATGGTTACATCGGAACGATTATCGATAAAAAATGTAAGTTTCTTATACGAGATTTTGAAGGCGTTACTTGCGACGATGATGGCTCTATTCAAAAGTCAGATATTAAAAGTTTATTAACCCATATATCAGATGGATGGGGATATAAAATGTTTCGCGAATATCCATTTGGTGGTGGTGCAACGTTTTCAAGTCATGATGTTTAACATGAAAGTTAAAAACTACGACAATCCGATAGTAGCATATCAGTGTTGTGGCTGTGAGATACATCAGCCAACAAAGCGTATGTGTATAGCATGTAAAGCACGGGCAAAGCTAAAAGAGGAAAATAATGAGCAGAAGTAGAAGATTCCCAATGCATGTTATGACTAATAGCATTGATAAAAGTAAAGCCCATCGTAGAGTTCGTAAATTCGTAAAACAAAAATTAAACACGATGGACTTAGAAGAAATACCTATTATCGATATTGAAGCAGATACACGCAGCATTGGTGCTGAAGAATATGGAACAAAATTTGGTTACGACTTCTTAGCACAACTCAGCGAAGAAGAAAGGGAAGAGTACAAAGAAGATAAAGAGAAGTGCTCAAGAAAATAAGATAATGCTATGAAATCTTTAATCTATTCAACAATTACCAAAAAGCCAATTGGAATTAGCAATGGCAGTTATTGGATAATCGAAACACCAAGCACAATAGTCGATGAACTTGTTATTAAGTATCATTATTCACATAAAGCAACTAAGAATAGATTCTTAAGTTTCTTAGTAAATAATGGAAAAGGATTCTTACAATTAGGCTATGGGATTAAACCAAAAGAAAAGCATACCATTTCGAGTCTAATAATGAAAGGAAACTTTTGTGAATTCGATAGAATGTGGTTAAGCGACGAGCTACCAAAATTCTCAGAGACACAAGTAATAAGTTTATTGAGGTCATATCTTAGACAAGTTCATAAAAGAATTAAATTTGTTATAACTTATGCAGACGGATCAGTTGGGAACTACGGTACAATTTACAAAGCCTCTAATGCAATTAAAATTGGAAAAGTAAACGTTGACTTTTACATAATGCCCGATGGGGAGCGAATTCATCCAATTACTATTTACCATCAAACGGGTGGTCGAACGTGGAGCATAATTAAAGAACGTTATAAAGGAATCAAACATATTACTAAAGAATTTCAGTATAGATTTCTGTACATTCTCGATAAGAAGATGAAGAAACGATTCTTGCTTCAAAGTAACATCGATAATTTTAATGTTTGTGATGTAGCAGAACAACTAAATAGTAACGATATTTTAATCTGATGGTTTAATTTTGTCACAATACCTCGTGCTTTTGTAAGCTTTCATGTGCAAATATAAACTGAGATGCTATGTACACTGTTAAACAAATAACCAGAAAAGAATGCGAGACGTACATATTAGGAATCCATTATGCACATCGATGGCCGAGCATTACATGGGCATTCGGCTTATTTACAAGTGAAGACAAAGAGTTGTGTGGTGTAGTAACTTACGGAACGCCACCAAGTTCAACACTCAGAAGATTTATAGCAGGGGACGAAAATGAGCGATATGTAATTGAATTAAATCGTCTTTGTTTGAAATATAATAGAAAAAACGAAGCGAGTATTCTCGTCGGACGTAGTATAAAACTTTTACCTAAAAATAAATTAATTGTTAGCTACGCTGATTCAGAGCAGGATCATGTTGGATATGTCTATCAAGCAACTAACTTTTTATACACTGGTTTAAGCACAAAAGGTAGTGTGTGGAAAGTAAGAGGTAAAGAACATTTACATAACATAACATTATTGGATGAGTTTAGAGGCGTTCCAAACAGAACTGATAAACTTCGTGAGAAGTATGGAGACGATTTATTTAGAGAAGATAATTCAAGGAAGCATAGATACATTTATCTTCATGGTGATAGGAAATTTAAGAAACGAATTATGTTAGCATTGACATATAAGATTCGAGACTATCCTAAAGGAATAAATAGCATTAAAGAGTTAGAGAATAAATTTAGCAAATTAGATAATGTTTCCAATTGTGAGTCAGCAGAGACAATATCAAGTGCAGATTTTGACGATATAATTCTGCCACATACGGGAGAGGTTTCAAGGGCGAAACGCCCCACCACCAGTGGGGAAGGGCCGGTTCGATTCCGGCATCCCGATTTTGAAAGTACAATGCAATCTGAGAAGTATTGCGTTAAAAGAATAACGAGACAAGAATGTGAACCGTATTTATTGCATATTCATTATGCAAAACGCATGCCGATGATGAGCTATCCATTCGGTTTATTTTACGAAGATGAATTATGCGGTGTTGTAACATACGGCGAAACGAGTAGTATGCCATTGAGGGTCAATATAGCAGGAGTACTTTTTGAGCCAAACATCATAGAGCTAACAAGGTTATGCTTAAAGTATAACAGAAAGAACGAAGCGAGCTTATTAGTTGGGCGAAGTATAAAGATGCTTCCAAAGAATAAAATAATAGTTAGTTTTGCAGACATGGCTCAAGACCATGTTGGCTGCGTCTATCAAGCCACGAATTTTGTTTATACAGGATTAAGCACAACGCATAAAGCTCTTAAATTACGCGGAAGAGAGAATGCCCATGAACTCACTATTTTAGCAGAGTTTAAAGGGCAGGAGAATATGAGGGAGAAGTTACAAGCTAAATATGGAGATAGAATTTATTTCGAACAATCGTCAAGAAAGCATAGATATATTTATTTCCACGGCGACAGAAAATTTAAGAAAGCAGCACAAGCAGCATTAAAACATAAACTTCGCGATTTTCCAAGAAAAGGAGAATCAGCGCAAGACATTGAAAATAAACATAGAAAAGATGATAACATCGAAAATTTAACAGAAGCGGAAACGCTATCAAGTGAAAGTATTATGATATAGTAAAGGCAGGACTTTAACATGGGACGGACAAGGCGACACGAGCCGAGAGACGAGGAGTTCAAAAAATTGAAAGCATCTAAGAAACAAAGAAATAAAAAGCAGCGGGCAGATAAAGTAAAATTACAAAAGCATATTCGCTTTGCATCTGAGCATCGGGCAAATAGAAATATGACGCAACTTAATGCTGCTATGTATATGAATAAGTCAACAGAAGAAGATTTTGACCCATCTACGTTTCCAGACACAATGGAAGATAGTAAAGAAATATCATCTGGCCATTATACTGGTAAAGTAGTTAAGATAACAGATGATGCGTTAATAACGGAATTAGAGCGGTGGATGTAAACAGCAGCAGACGCCTAAGAAGTAAAAAACTTGGAGACAAGATATATATCGAATGGATTGATGCCTTTACTGAAGACAGTTGGACGACTATTGATGCTGCTATGGAATTGGCAGACAAATCAAGGTGTAGAACCAATGCATTATTCGTTGGTGTTAAAGATGACTTTGTAATCGTGTCTCATACTCAAGGATATGGTAAACAAGATATTATGGGCACACTCAATATACCTAAATCATGGATAAAACTTGTAAAATAAACAGAACAAAACCATTAGTCAAGATATAGACGCAATAAAGAAAAACTGCATTATGAAACTACAAACAAGTACAACAGTTCAAACGCTGTGATGTGTAAGAGTGGAATTAAATGAGAAAGTGGTTAAAAATATTAGAAGTCTTAGATGATCCAATATATGGCTTTGGAAATTTAGATTTTCTAATATTTCTTTTAGCATTGTGTTTTATTGTAAAGATATTAGTAGATGTTTGCTAAATTGTAAAATAATGGTGGGGACAAAGCGATGCCAGAACAAGATTTAGAATCAAAACAAGAATTAACGCATTATTATAAAAACATATTCACTTTGAAAAGTGGAGTTCAGATTGAAATATTGACAAAGTTAGAACTAAGTTTTAAGCATGTAGAGAATGAAGGATCTTGGAAAATAACTGGATTTATTTTAAACCCATTAATTGTTGAAAAAGAAATTCAAATAAAGCAGGAAGAAATAGCTGCGATAGAATCTATAAAAGATCCATGTATAGCACAAGTAATACCATGGCCTGAAGATAAACAACCAAAAAATCATAACAATCACTCAATAGGATGTTGTTGTGAAGAGTGTTTTGAAAAGAATAAGTAAAATGAACTCAGCAACGCGGAGACATCATTATAGAAGATTGCAGAAGACCAGAAAACTCTATTGGTTTGGTCATGAGATTAAACATACTCCAAGACAATCAGGAATGGTTATAGCAACTCCGTGTTGTTGTTCAAATAATTGTTGTGGAAATCCAAGAAAACATTTTAACCAATTAACGATACAAGAACGACGAGCTTTAAGTGATGAGAATTAGGTTAGCGTGAAACCATGATTTAATCGTGCCGGAACGCGAATAATTTTCATCTTTAAATGCTCATTTGTTAGACAAGAAAATTTATGTTTAATTCCTAATAATAAGAGGAAATAAAATGCCACAAGTAATTGAAAAAACTGATGCACAATACGAAGCAGAAAGCGATGCACTTGCATTAGTAAGAGCAAGCGTTATTCTTAATAATCCTAAGAGATTGAAAGCCGCACAAAAAGCAGCAGAAATTTTGGCAAAGGATGAAATAGAGCATCTTGAAAGTCTATTAAAAGTAGCCAACAAAGGCAAAACTGTCGAAGGCATGCGTGTATTAGAGAGCGATTAAAATGTTTAAATATTCAGATTTATATGCTGGAATACTTAAAGATTCAGAAATATGCAGAAACGGCTCAGCACCTGATGAAACCATAGAAACTGCAGGATGTACTGGTGGTTGTGAATTTTTCAAAGACGGTTTACCTAATTGCGAAAGATGCTCAAGTATGTTAAATAAATAAACTAAACGGCGAACTAAATTAAATTGAGGAGACAAATCATGAACATTGACATTAGTAAAGACAAAGAAGTTATTCCAATGAGATTATGTGATGTGCCAGTAGGTTGGGTTTTTAAGTTCAAACGTGGAAGTGAAAATTCGATGCTTAAACTTAGTGATGGCTGTGGAATCTGTGAACTTGGTGGTGCGTGGCAAAGTTCTGAAGTATTAGACATGGAAATAATCTCAAAGAATCAAGAAGAAGTATTGGTTCTTGGGCAATTACAAACACTTGGAATAGTCTAAGTCGAACGAGGCCAACGGAAAGAAATTAAAATGAACCAAAAAACAGCAAATAGATTAGTTGGTATAATTTTCTGGTTTATAATGATTGGCGTAATAATATTAACTGTTATTTATTGAGGAGAACAAAATGAAGCGTTTATTAGTATTAATATCAATAATATTTATTATGCTATGTATTGGTTGTGCTGCATTATCGCATTATGTGACTTATGCTGAAATTAACCAAAATGCTGTTAAGTATGTGGCTGATGCCGGAGTAGCAGATGCAAATGACTATACAGGGTGGTGGAAACAAAATATGGTCTGGGCTGAAAAACTTAAGACTGATGTTGATTCAGCATACAATATAATTCAGCAGAGCTTGCAGCATATGATTGAAAAGAACGATCTATCATATAGCACGCATAAGAAAATTGTAGCGAATAATTATGTTGCTGCACAACAAAGAGAAGAAGTATGGTTTGGTGAAAACGGAATAGCGTCCATGGGTTTTGGATTACTCGGAGTTGGTGGCCTTACTGGGTTGTTGGGCTTAATGCGTAAACGCCCCGGCGATATAACCCCCCCAGAAATGGAAAAAGCTTTAGCATCAGCAACAGGCAAAACATTAGAAGAGATTTCAGTTAAAGATAAACAATTCATACAACTTGTAAAAGGCGTTCAAGTATTTATGGATGAGTACAAAAATACGTCTGATGATAAAGAAGTAGCTATGTTAAAAGCCCTAAAAACATTTTTAAACGCAAAACAAGATACTGATACACAAGCTGCAGTGGCAGTGGTAAAAGTAGCTATATAAAGCTGAGGACTTTATTAAAGCGGTTTAATATATAATACATGGGCTAATGATAGTGACAGTTAAGGCTAATGCTATAAAAATAACTAAAGCTATCAAAAGCCCAGCAATTTTATAATTTATTTAACAATCTTTCGAAAGGCGGCGAACCAAATGAGGGATAAAGTAATTGCGTTTATTGCAACAGTTAAAGAACGCGAACAACAATTAAGAATGGCTATCGACTCGATTATTGGTCAAGTCGACAAAATCCATGTTGTATTAAATTGGTATAACGAAATCCCAGATTGGATTTCAGAAAAAAGTAAAATACACGCTCATCTTAATTCAGAAAATGAATATGCTCACGATTCGATTTGGAATTTAGTTGACGCAGAAAATATGGTCGAAAAGACGAACGGCCAAAGTAGTTATTATTTTACACTCGATGATGATTTAAATTATCCTGCAGATTATGTTGAAAAGTTAATAATATGCATTGAGAAGTATAATCGCAAAGCAGTAGTAACTGTTCATGCTGCAAATATATCACAGCCAGTCGAGAGTTATTTTCAATGTCGTAATGTTTATGGCTTCTCATGTTGGGTATCTGAAGATGAACAAGTAGATCAAGCAGCTTGTGGAACAGTTGCATTTCATTCATCGACAATAAAGCCTACGCTACAAGATTTTCCTATAGTTTACATGCGAGACTTATGGTTTTCGATTCTATGTAAAAAGAATAATGTTCCAATTATAACAGTATCGAGGAACATGAATTGGATTACACCATTAGCGACTACTGGCGACACAGTTTATAATGTTTCGCACAGCAATAAAAATTTACGTGAACTTAAAAACCAAGTTCTAAAAGAGAAGTTTCTTCCACTTTTGTTTTGCAACAATTCAGATGATAGATATTGCTTAATAACTGATTATGGCTTTAATGATATGTTAATGACAAAAAGTTTATCTACATTAGCTGAAGTATCAGGTTGTAATAAAATAGTATTTAGCGACAAAGTTAAAAATTATGGGTTAAATGTATTAACACAATATGTTATACCTGAAGAAGTCACCATTGGAAGAATGGGCTCTAAAGTTACCAGCCAATATAGGTTTATTAAAAGCTTGCCAGATGGCTCAAAAGTTATCTCAGCAGATGCTGACTTATATTATCTTAAAGATCCATTTACAGCTTTTGAACAAGACTTCGACATAGCAGTAACAACCAGGCCATATAAATATCAGTATCCGATAAACGGCGGAGTGGTGATGTTCAGAGTAAATGACAAAGTAAAAAGCTTTTTAAGTTTTCTTACAAGTCAAGTATTAAGCAGAACATGGAAAGAACTTGTTGAGTGGCAAGCGTTATTTAAACATGAAGGAAATGATTGGTATATAGATCAAGATATTTTATGCTGTTGTTGGTTTTGTAAAGACGAGATACTAAATAAGTTTGGTGTTAAGATTATCGATGTGGGGCCTAATTATAATTATTGTCCGCATGCAGATGGTCCTGGAACTGCAATCGGCAAAAGGCTATTAATGGCTGCTTATAACGAAAAAAGCGTTGCAGTATTACATCTCAAGTCACGATTAAAAGAATTGCTCTTAGATGGCATGTTAGGCTAACATGCCCACCACGCCTCTTATTTATGGTAATGCGAAACACTGGTGGGCCTTCTTTATAAGGAATATAAAATGATTCAAAAACAAAATCCATGCTTTATGCCAGGAGCAAAAGAGTATATTGAGTCGATTCTAAATAAAGATATGGTTGTTTTTGAATGGGGTTCAGGAGCATCGACGCAATGGTTTGCGTATAGGGTAAAATTTATTTACTCTGTCGAGCATCAGCGAAAGTGGTTTGATACTACTTCGGGATACATGGCTGATTGTAACAACTTCCGTTTAATCTTCAAACAAATTTGCCCGATAGATGATTATGTAAAAAGTATATGCAGCACTATGCATAATCAATTCGACGTAATAATTATCGATGGACGGCATAGAGTTGAATGTTTAAGAGAAGCCATAAAACATATTAAGCCAAACGGGTTTATTATTTTCGACGATATTGAACGTATAAGATATGCGGAAGCAAAAAGAATTCTTTCAACATTTCATGCTAAATATTTTTATGGTAGTTTACACAAGAATTGTATATTCGACGATGACCCAAGTGGATTTACTGCACAGATAACTGGAGTATATAAATATGAGTAGAGGAATCGTAACAGCTTGTTTTAATAATAGGGTAGCAGAACTTGATGGGCTTATCTGTAATATTAGGAAATTTACAGATCTTCCAATTTCAGTTCTATGTGACTTTCCTGATTTCTATAAAAGCTTAAGGTATGGCAATGATAATGTTAAGTTCTTAAAAGTTGAGCCAATGTGGATAGGACATCCACGATATGGGAATAGAAACAAAAACTTTTATCAAATTTATGGATTGACCTTAGTAAATTATTCATCAATTCTTTTCTTAGACGATGACATGCGAATTGTTGATTCGCGAGTGTTTGAAGGGTTTGAACTTGCTGATCGATTTAACTTATGTTTACCAATTAATCCAAGATGTTTTGTTGGTGTAGATGCTAAGATAGGTTCTGATGTCCCTGCAAACGAAAGGAACGCAGAACTTTATTCAGCAACTGCTTGGAATTGTGCGATTATGTTTGTTAACAAAATTAATTGGGGTAAGTCTGGAGTTAAAGAATTTATAGATATATATTGTGAAATTTCAAAACAAACACCTATGCGAATGCCAATGCTTTTATGGAAGACTATAGAGAGGACTGGCTTTGTTCCATATCCGCTTCCTTATCCGTGGTGCGTTTGTCTTGAAGACATAAATAATATGCATCAAAAGCCAATTGTTTTACATTGTGGGCATCAAGTAGTTAAGGAATATCATGAACGATTGGTCTAAAAATTTCGAATTACAATACTGGACAGCACATCCAGATAATTTTTATTTAGAACATGTAATGGAGAAATACAACTATTTTGATGTCAATAAAGTATGCTCGCATCATTTCAAACGTAACGCACCAACAATAGCAATTGACATTGGTGGTGGAGCATTAGGTGGAGCTTTATATTGGTATAATAAAGCAGAGTGTTCATTTTTAGTAGATTCATTAAGCAATGAATTTACTGCGATGGGTAAACTCCCTAATCATGTATTAGCAGTAAAAAATGATTTTGCAACGCTATCATTTCCTGATAACTTTATTGATGTAATATTTGCTTGGGAAGTGTATGACCATTCATTATCTGAAGAGCATTTTAATATGGGCATTAAAGAGTTATGTCGAGTATTAAAAAAGAATGGGCTATTATTTTTACAACACGTTCATCGTAAGAGTCCAAGAAGAGGGCATACTGTTATTATAAATCCAGAACAAATATGTGAGTGGCTTGAATTAGATTTAATGTGGTACAAAGAAGATAATCGAGACGATGGAAGTGTTCGCTCGTATTTTATTTTTACAAGGTATTAGAATGAAAGCAATAATACCAAATAACTGTTTAAAGTATGTAGGCTTGCAATATAATGGTAAGCAGGAGCAGTATCACAATCCAAAAGAAGTTAAGATATGCGAAAAACTTTTGGCTAATACAAATCCAAAGAACATATTAGAAATTGGATGCGGTATAGGCAGAGTCAGTGTTGGGTTTTTCAAACATTACCCTTCTTGGAAGAATACGAATTTTTACATGCTCGACGGTGATAGCGGGGATAAGCAAATTGCAGGGACTTCGTCAACTGACGGCGGTTATTATAATAGATTAGCAGCAACGAAAGAATATTGTATTGCTAATGGAATTCAAAATGATAAAGTATTTTGTATTGATGCTGCATCGAACGACTTGTCTCAAATGCCAATTTTTGATTGTGTATATAGTTTCTATGCTATTGGTTTTCATTGGCCAATTAGTTTTTATATCGATAAGTTGTTGCCTATTATTAGGCAAGGAACAATACTATGTTTTGGAATGCGTGAATACGGGTTCAAAAAGTTTACTGATGGACAAATCTTATCAGTGTCTGATAAATTGTTTTTCAAAAACCGTCAAGCTAATTTGCTAATCCTAATTAGGAAATAAAATGAAAAAAGTATTAGGAATATTTTGCCATCCAGATGACGAAGTTCTTTTTGGATGGCCAATTTTTCAAAGCGATGAATTTGAAAAACACCTTATAATTTGTTGTGATGATTCAACAAGAGGTAGGCCAGGACGTAAGATTGCATTGCAGGAAGTATGCAAACAAGAAAATATAAATCTTGTTAGCTGTCTATCAGAAGACAATAATTTTTACGCTTTACCAACAAGAAGGGCAAATTATCTTTTAACCGACGCTGTTAGTAATATAAACACTCAAATAGAAAAAGATGTAATAAACATTAATCCTGATTTTATTTTAACCCATAATCCTTGTGGAGAGTATGGCCACGGTAGTCATAGGTTGTTATTTGAAATAGTCTCACAAAACGATTGTGTAAAAAATTTACTAATAACTGATATTTGTGAAGAAAGCAATCATAGGTCACACAAAACTATTCCAGATGTTATAGAAGAAGCATTTTATAAGAAGTGGTTAGGGCTTAAGAATTTAGATGAAGCATTCTATATGAGATGTAGAAGTATTTATAATTCTCATAATGCGTGGACATGGAATCACGATATAATTAAATCATGCAACTTATATTTATTAAAGGATGTAACATTCAATGAAAGCTAAAACTACAGTATTTATTTTATGTATGTGCATGTTCTTATCTTTTAGTTTAGCTTCAAAGCTCGTAGAACGCCCATCATTGCAAGATCTGCCCAGATTGTATGCAGAGCATAAATATTCAGTTGTAAGACTATTAGCGAGCGAATCTTTTACAACTGATGATGGCATATCATCGATTAAGTCTCACGGTGCGACAGGATTTGTAATTAATAAAGAAAAGGGGTATATCTATTCAGCAGGGCATCTCGCAAAGCTAAATAGAATTATTATTTTAGTTAATGAAAGCAAATCATATATAGCAACAGTTGTAAAAACCGACTTAGGCCAAGAATGTGCAATATTACAGGTTAATCCTTTAGCATTAAAGGACACAAAAGAAGTAAAGTTTTCAGCAGATGTACGAGTTGGAGAAGCTATTTTTATAATAAGCAATCCACATTCAATGTTAAAAACTATTTCTTCAGGCATTATAAGTAAAGAAGTAACATCACTTAATCCATCGTTTATCATGGGGGTATATCCAACAGATGCAATTATCGAACCTGGAAGTTCAGGTGGCCCAGTGTTTAATTTAAATGGCGAAGTCATAGGAAGTGCTGTAGGCTATATGGGCGGGTTTGGCCTGGTACTACCAGCGAAGACAATTGTTAATTTTATAAAATCACTCAACACTATTAATTAACTCAAAGGCATGGCGATGCAAGACGAGATTATTAAAAACGAAATTAAATTAAACCAAATAATTTGTGGTAAAAGTGAAGAAAAACTCAAGATATTTCCAGATAATTTTTTCGATGGAATTGTTACAGACCCGCCATACGAATTAAATTTCATGGGTAAGGCGTGGGACGCATCAGGTATAGCATACAATGTTGAACTTTGGAAAGAAGTTTTACGAGTTTGTAAACCTGGAAGCTTTTTACTTTGCTTCGGCGGGACACGAACATCTCACAGAGTAGCTTGTGCGATTGAAGACGCTGGATTTTTAATCAAAGACAACATTGATTGGATTTATGGTGAAGGTTTTCCGAAATCTTGTAATATCTCAAAACAACTCGATAAAGAATCTGGCGTAGAACGAGAAAAAGTTTGGGTTGAATCGAGTCATGGTGCTGCTGGTGGAAATCTAAGCCCAAGGCCGTGGACTGAAAAGGCAGAACAAGATGGTGGACATTTAGTAGATGGAGAAACACCACTAACAGACGACGCAAAACTTTGGGAAGGATACGGAACTGGATTAAAACCAGCACACGAACCAATCATCGTAGCGATGAAGCCATTAGAAAAGGGTTTAACTTATGCACAGAACGCCAAAAAGTGGAACGTCGCAGGTTTGAATATTGATGGTTGCCGAATTGGAACTGATATAATGGTGGAAGGTAGGGCTGGTTCAAGTAGGAGTGGGTGCTATCAATGGAATGCTGGTGAAAAGAAAAGTGGTGAAAAGGTCGAAAACCCACAACATCATCAAGGACGTTGGCCATCCAACATAATTCTAAGCCATTCACCAGATTGCATTTGCATCGGAACGAAAAACGAACAGGAAGTTTACGCTTGTATTCCTGATTGCCCTATTCGCATAATGGATTCGCAGAGTGGGCAGCTTAGTCAATGCGGCGGAGAAAAGAAAACAACACATAGCGATGGAATATTTGGTATAGGAACACCAGGTAAAATTTATCGGGAACAATTTCGTGGGGCATCAAGATTCTTTTATTGTGCAAAAGCAAAACGAAGTGAAAAAGATGCTGGCTTAAGAGGTTTTGTAGAGTGTGCGAAATGTGAAAGGTTTGATTCTAAGACGCATAAGATAAAAGGCGTAAAAGAAGATTGCGTTCGGAATGTTCATCCGACAGTTAAACCGTTGGACTTAATAAAATATCTTTTAACATTAATTAAAATGCCATCAACAGAAGAAAATAAACAAGTAATTTTAGACCCATTTTGCGGAAGTGGAACGATGTTAGTTGCTGCAGAACAACTTGGAATTAATTATATCGGAATAGATATGGACTCAGACAATTGTCTAACGTCGATAGGACGCATAGGAGCATAATCATAAATGGCTGAAGAAAAAGAAAAATCTCCAGTAAGTGTCCCATGTTTGGGATATGAAACTATGTCAGAATTTTGGGAATTAATCCACGATCTTCTTGGTGGAACACTTGCAATGCGTAAAGCTGGCCAAACATGGCTTCCTATAGAGACTTGTGAAAGTGCAACTGCATATGATACAAGACTTGGGCGTTCAATATTATATAATGGTTTTAGAGATACATTAAATAAATTATCAAATAAACCTTTTACACATCCTGTTAGATTAACAGAATTGCCAGAAGAGCTTGCATATCTTGAAGATGATGTTGATGGTAATAATAAGCCATTAGATGTATTTATCAAAGAGGTTTTAACTAATCTTATTGAATATGGCATAGCACATATTCTTGTTGATCATAGTGAGATTGAAATAGAAGCTGGTAAACAATTAACATTGGCAGACGAAAAACGCCTTGGAGTTCGTGTTTATTTAATAAATATATCACCAAAAAGTTTAATTGGATGGCAATCAGAAAAAATATCTAAATCAGTCGAATTAACTCAAATAAGATTTAAAGAAACTGTTGTAGAGCCTAATGGAGATTATGGTGATATAGAAGCGAATTACATTAATGTTTACAATAAAGAAAATTTTGAACTTCATAAGCAAGATTCAGATAATGAAGATAAATATGATAGAATAGCTGAAAAAACATACTCATTCCATAAAATTCCATTAGTGACTATCTATGCAAATAAAACTGGTTTTATGACTGCAGAGCCACCGTTGATAGACCTTGCTTGGTTGAATTTATCTCATTGGCAAAGTTCGTCGGACCAAAAAAATATTTTAAGATTCTCGCGTTTTGGTCTCCTATTTGGAAGAGGTTTACCTGATAAAATAGTAAAGACTGGGGCATTAGACATTGGGCCATCAAAGGCAATTTTAACTTCTGAAAAGGAAGCTGATTTAAAGTATGTTGAGCATACAGGTAAATCTATAGAGGCTGGAGCTAAAGATATTGAAGACACAGAAAATAAAATGCGTGTTCTTGGCAATCAGCCGTTGATGAAAGTTATTCCAAATACTGCGACTGCAGAACGTATCGACGAGAGTAGAACGGTCAGTCAACTGCAATCTTGGATTAGAGCGTTAGAGCGTGGAATGAAACAAGTATTAACATTTGCTTGTGAGTGGCGAAAGATTCAACCAAATGAAGATATGGATGTAAATATTTATAGTGATTTTGAAGCAATGGTGATAGGAAATTCAGATAAAGACTTATTATTAAAAATAAGGCAGGCTGGAGAAATAACAAGGGAAAGATTCTTAAAGGAAGAACAACGACGCGGTGTATTTTCTTTAGACATGGAAGCTGAAGAAGAAGCACGAGCAGCAGAAGCTGAAGACGCAAACGACCTAAAAAACTTATTGCCCGAAGACGATTTGGAACAAGGAACCGAAGATGAAGATTTAGAATTAGAACCAGACGATGAGGAGTAGTAAGTGCAAGAGTTACGCCAAAATACACAACAGATTTTAAGAGTTGGTGTCTTGTTGACGAAACAAATTAAGGTAACAGATCCACTTAATCCTATTTATGGGGCTTTACTTAGTTGGTATTATTGGCGTTATATTGTAAAAGCCAATGGAACTGTTCAAGATATTATAATAAGAACATGGACAGATATTCCTAACTGTGCTGGATGTTATTTTTTAACTGTTACAGTTGCAGATACGAGTATATTGGGGCCATTAATTTTATATATCTACGATGCTGGATCGTTAGGAAAACCAATTTTTATGGAATTTGAAGTTATCTCACAAAATATGTGGGATTCAAAATATGGAACAAAATTTTTAACAGTAGAACAAGATGCAAAATTAGGTTAAAATAAATGGGCTGAAAGGAAGTATTATGGGACAAGGTTTATATAAAATTGGGCAAGCAATAGAAATAACTTATCAAGCGACAAAAGCACAGACTGGATTGTTGGATGTAACAATGGTAATTTATGATGAAGGCCATGCTATCGATGCAATTAATTTTCCAGATGTAGTAATGACAGAGATTGGTACGACTGGTCGTTATTATGGAGCTTTCACACCTGATGTTGAAGGTGAGTGGACAGTATTAATTGATAGTGTAACAAAATCAGGAAAAGTTGTTAAAAAATATTCAGTTACCGCACACAACATTGATTCTGTAGGAGATGATGTTGTGGCAGTAGATGGTAAAGTTGATGGCGTAGATGTAAAAGTTGATACAGCCATTGCTGGAGTTTCGACAGTTGATGGAAAAGTCGACACAGCTATCGCAGGAGTTTCAACAGTTGATGGTAAGGTTGATGCTGTTGATGGAAAAGTTTCAGCAATTCGTGGTGTAGATAATGATACATTAAAAACACTATCGGATCAAATAGATAATGTTGCAAATGCAGATTCTGCTCCGATGATTGGATAATTAGTTATTATGGGTGGCAGGCAGTATGGATGAAAGTAGAGCAAATAAAATATGATAAAATAGGCCATCAAAGATTATTTTACATCGCTAAAAATGAAATATACTACTCGGTTAAAGCATCAGTTTATTCTCCGTCACCATTTAGAAGCAGAGAAGAAGTAGAATTTAAAAATCTTGAATTTGAAGTATGGGATTTAGACTTTGTTTTCAAGTACACTGGGAAGTATATCTTTATAATTTTTGAAGATGGACTTAGAACTTTGATTTTGATTGTAACAATAGGATGAGTAATGGCCAAAATTCGCATACCAACTGTAAATGAAAAGTTGCTTCAACGGTATATTCGTCATGCAGTTTATCTTGAACAATTAAAGATGGGCGAGGCTAAACTCATTAGTCGTTTTCTTAAACAGAAAATATTTCCGCAGATCTATAAAAAGTTAATAGATGAGTTAGGCCGAGTTGAAAATCTAAGTACACTTGGAAGCATTAATAAAATTCCGGCACAACGACTTAAAAGAATGCTTGCCGCAACACAGAAGATTTCAACTGCTGGCATGGTAAAAGCTGAGAATGTATTAGTTGATAGGCTCGTTAATATCTCTAAATTCGAGGCTGACTGGAATAAAGATTTAATATCTAAGACTGTTCCAATTGACATTGATATGGCAATGCCGAGTAGCGAAGTGTTGAAAAATTTAGTTACGATGCGTCCGATGGACGGCAAGAAACTCAGAACTTGGATGAAAGGGTATTCCACTGCTGTAAGAATAGCCATGACTAAACAAATAAAAGTTGGCATAGCGACAGGCGAGAGTTTACCGGCTATTGGAGCACGTATTAATAAGGCATTAAATTTTAAGGGGAAGCAAGCAGAATATATCGCACGCACAGCCGTTTCTAATGTAGTTCATCAAGCCAAAGAAGAAGTATTTAAGAAAAATATGGACATTATTAGAAAAGTGCAATGGATTTCTACTTTAGATGATAGAACAAGCATGGAATGTATCGGCTACGATGGTAGAATATTCGATGTTGGAGATGGACCACGACCGCCAATACATTTTAATTGTAGAAGTACAGTAATTCCTATTACACCATCTTGGCAAGAATTTGGAATTATAGATCCACCACCAGCGACGCGAGCATCAATGAATGGTGCAGTTCCAGATAAGATGACTTACAAACAGTGGCTAAAGACTCAACCTAAATCAGTTCAAGTAAAAGTTCTTGGGAAGAAACGAGCAGAGCTTTATGATTCTGGAAAAGGATTAAGCATAGATAAATTTGTTGGCAAGGATATGAAGCCATTAACATTAAAACAAATTGCAAAACGTGAAGGAATTGATTTAGCACCAGCACCTCCGATGCAAGTTAAAGCAATACCAACAAAAGGAACGGGGTTAAAACTTACATCATCAGATGAAAAAATATTAAAAGATTGGTCTTTTAATAATCATATAAATGTTGTTAAAGCACAATTAGGAGAGTCTTTAAGAAGTGATATGCCATTACCATCTATATCGGATGCACTGGTTGAGGCAAACAAAGTTGAAAAAATTCTTAAGAAAATGAATGGTTATAATGGAACTTCGTATCGTGGATTAGCATTCAGAAATGAATCTAAAAGAACTGCATTTTTACAACAATTTAAAAAGGGCAGTATTTGGAATAGTAAAAGTTTTCAATCAACTTCGGCTGATGAAAGAATCGCAGAAGGATTTTCTAAGGGCCTTGTCCCTGAACTCGCCAACAAAAAAGGCGTTATATTACAGATAAAAGGAAAATCAGGTCGAGATATAGCAGAGTATTCTGGAATTGGTAGGATCGAAAAAGAAATTCTTTTCAAAGCAGGTACACCATTCAAAGTTGATAAAATAGTTGGTAATAAAGTTTATCTAACTGAGATAACAAAGCAAGCCCAACTAAAATCAGCACCTCCGGTAACAGCATCAAAAGTCAGGATAACTACGACTAAAACAACTTCAAAAGAATTTAATAAAATTATAAATGATACAATAGATTCATACCCAGAAAAAATTAAAAAAGCATTAAATGATAGCAGAGTTTCATATACAAATGGCAGTAAGATAACGGAAGTTTATCCGAGATTAGCTGGAAAGCATCCACGAGGTTGGTCAGAAGGTGCAACATGGGACTCCTCTGGTGGGATGTTCAACATCAATACCAAAACCATTACAATTAGTGAAACTAAGTATTCAGCTAAATTAAAAAAATTCGATAAACCATCTAAAACAATGTTGAAATACACTATAAATCATGAAACAGGACACGGATTTAATCATTCAGTAAAAGTAAGTTATAGTGATTCAGAATTTTTCAAAGCAGCATATAAAAAAGATATTGCTAAATTAACACCTAATGATATTACTAAAAATGACTTAAAGTACTTTTTGCAGGAAGGCTCTGCTGGACGCGATGAAACATTTGCTGATTTATTCTCTGAACTAATGGGGCAGGGGCAACAGGCACTAACAGTAGGGAATAAATTAAAACAATTCTTCCCAGAAAGCACGAAATATATTGAGGACTTATTAAAATGAGAACAGAACAAGTAATAGTTCCAGCATATGGCGACGGGATAATTGGAGACGCACAAATCGATATGTCCATCCAGTGCTTAGCATGTAAAAATCTAAATAATAATATGACGACATGTAAAGCATTCAAAGATGGAATTCCTGAGAAGATCATTATCGGCGGATTTGACCATACCCGTCATTTCAAAGGCGATAATGGAATATTATTCGATAGGATTTTATAATGGCTAAAGAATTAACAAAAGAAGAAATGCAAGAACAAGAACAAGCAGGCCAACGTTTTGTTGGAACTTCAGATGAATTTGAATTCGTTGGAGATGAAAGTGAAGTCACAGTTATAGAAGTAACTGAGTAAATAAAATAATTTATTAATTTAATTAGAGGAGAACTAAATGGCACTTAAAGCGATTAGAACAAGTTTAGATGGATTAGATGAAAAAGTTAAGGAACATTATACAGAAGAGGGCGGCAAATTTGTTCTCGATGTAACAAAAGTTGATGGTTTAGGTTTAGAAGATGTATCTGGTTTGAAAAGTACTGTTGAGAAATTGCGAGTGAGTGAGAAAGCGTTACAGGCTGAAGTTAAAAAATCAGAGGATGCATTTAAAAATGCTCAGACAAGCCACCAAGAATTTCTTAAGAAATATGAAGGTATCGATGCAGAAGCTGCTAAGTCTGCATTGGATAAAATTGATGAAATAAAGAATTGGAATGGTGAGACAAAAGTTAAGGAAGCAGTTCAGGAAGCTGAGAGGCGAGTAGAACAGAAAATGCAAGCCAAGTTAGATGAAGTTGTAAAACAAAATACAACTAAAATAACTGGTTTAGAAAGTGAATTAACAGACTCCCAAAGCCAGCTTCAAGAAGCAGTCGTAACTTCTAAAATAATTGAAGCTGTTTCAAAAGAAGGCGGGAATGTTAATGTTTTAATGCCCCATGTTAGAAATCAAGTCGTAATGGTAAAAGATTCACATGGGAAGTGGAAGCCAGAGGTTCAAAAAGCGGATGGAACGCCAAGAATCGGTGATAATTCTGGAAATGATATGACTATTGAGCAATTAGTACAAGAGATGAAAGGCCAAGATACTTTCGCTGGTTGCTTCTCTGGTGCTAATTCTACAGGAACTGGAAAAACTGATTCTACCAGTAACACGACGCATAAGAAAACAGATAGTAAAGTTGTAAATGCGTCAGATACAAAAGGAATGTCTGCAAATCTTGCGGACATTGCTTCTGGTAAAACAAAGGTTAATATGGAAGCATAAGATTAAACATACATCTGTTTAATTGGCAATATTTATATAGAGGGATTCTATAAAAGATTGTTTAGATTTGATGTAGCAGAGGGATTCTGCGGGTGAACGGGATGTTCAGCCTCTTAACTAAAGCGTTTTTAAATTAGAGGTAGAAATTTATGACAACTCAAATTAATTCATTAAGTAATATAATGCCAATAATTTTGGCACGTGCATTAATGACGTTACGAGAACGTTGTTTCATGCCGAGGCTTGTAAATAGTGATTACAGTGTCGAAGCCGCGAAAAAAGGAACGACAATCGATGTTCCTGTTCCAGTAGCTGTAGCAACTAAAGAAGTTCTTGCTCAGCCGGCTGGTGATACTCCTGTTTCGTGTACGCCGACACAAGTTCAGATTCCGTTAGACCAGTGGCGTCAAAATGACCCCATCGGTTTAACAGATCGTGAATTGTGCGAAATCGACGCTAATGAGAATTTTCTTCCGATGCAAATGAATGAAGCTGTAAAAGCTTTAGCGAACGAAGTAAACCAATTTATTTTTAGCAAGTATAAAGGTACTTCTCGTGGCATCTACGGATTTCTTTCCAGCAACACTAATAATGTTGATGCTTTTGTAGATCCTTTTGCACCTACTGGAACAACTCCGACATCTGGTGTAAGTGCTGCGACAGGGGCAAAGAAAATTTTGAATATTCAACTTTGTCCGAGAACTGATCGCAGAGGTGTTTTGAATTTTGACGCTGAAGCTAATGCTCTTGACCTTTCACAATTCAGTGACGCAGAAAAAATTATGTCTGCTGCTGTAAAAATCGAAGGTGAAATTGGTAGAAAGTATGGCATTGACTGGGTGGCAGACGATCATGTTCCAGACCATACATGTGGAACGGCTTTTGATGCAACTCGTTCTAAACTCACAGTTGGAAGTGGTGCTTGTGCTTTAGGTGCTACAACCATTGGTATGATTGATGCAGATAACGATTCCAAAACAATCGTTCCAGGCGATATTTTTCAAATTGCCAATACATTAGTTCCAGATGATCAGACGTATGTTGTTACTGAAGCAGCCGCTGTTACTTTAACAAATACTGGTGCAGGCGTTCCAGTTGATTTTCAGCCAGCGTTGAAACATACTTGTGCTGCAGGTGACACCATAACCATCGCTAATAGCCATGCGGTTAATATGGTTTTCCATCGTGATGCGTTTGCATTCGCGACTCGTCCATTGCTCGCTAACTCTTCTCAGTATGCATTGGGAAATCAGATGCTTACAATGCAAGATCCAGTCACGGGGCTAATCCTTAGATTAGAAGTTTCCAGACAACATAAACAAACAGTCTGGGAATTCGACATTCTTTATGGTGCTGACCTCGTACGTCCAGAACTTGCGATGCGAATCGTTGGTGCACCGTAACATCTGATTTAATTTAGTTTTAATCCGGGCATCGCCGCCAGGTAGTAGTCCTCCTCAGAGGTTAGTGGAGGTTAAGGCTTCCACTAACTTTTTTTGGTTGTAATTATAATTTTTGAAAGGATAAAAATGTTACACGCAGTTACTATAAGAAATAAAGCGGATAAAAGAGAATTGAAAGTTCCAAAGAGAAATGCATTAGATTTTTATTGCAAACGAGGTTGGGATATTGTTGATTTAAAATCCAATGACGACACAAAAACTGAAGACACAAAAACAGACGAAGAAAAAACTGAAGGCGAAATTGAAACAGCAGAACAACTTAGTGCTGAAGAAATTGAAGCAGAGCAAACAGAGTAAATAAAATAAATTATTAAAAATATCTATTTATTAGATTTAGTGGGCGGCGGTAGTCGGTCCACTGGAATTATAACCATATAATACGAGGATAAAATGACAGCAACATTCGTAGTAGAAGATGGTGGAGCGTATTCAGATTCAAATGCTTATCTTGAAGTTTCTGAAGCAGACCAAATAACAGAAGACTACGGTAATTCTGCAAATTGGACAGCAGCAACGCAAGCAGAAAAAGAGAACGCTATTCGACAAGCGACTCGATATTTAGATCTTAATTATACATGGGACGGATGGAAATATGATGCAGACCAAGGACTTCAATGGCCACGCTATGAGATGTATGATGAAGATGATAATTACATAAGTGAAGATACAATACCTGAAAAGCTAAAACAAGCATGTGCATATCTTGCTGTAAAAGTTATCGAAGGAGATACTTTGTTGGAAGATTTTCAAAATGATTCTAAAGTAAAAAGGACTAAAGACGTAATAGGCCCAATTACAGAAGAACGGGAATATGTTAGTGGAGAAAACCCAGAAAAAACATATACCATTGCAGAGAAACTAATTGCATGGTGGATAATAAATGGCTCTTCGTTTAGTTCAACTGAATTGGAAAGAGGTTAATATGGAAAATACATTGCCAGAATATCAAGACTTAAAAAATCTCACAGAAGAGGAACGGTCCATTATAATTATAGAAAAATTGCGAACTGTGATTATTAATCAAACCAATCATTTACGACATCATTGGGCAATAACATTGGTCTGCGTAGCAGCAGGGGCAACCGGAATGTTTAATTTAGGCATCGCATTATTAATTTTATTCTTTAAGGTTAACTAATGTCAGACTGGTTAGGAATAAATAGTTCAAATTATGAGAGCAGTTGTGGTTCTGATGATATGCGAACGCTTTCAGAAGCTCTTGGTGGAACAGATGTTTGGCAACACGATGCAGACCATGATGGTGGCATACATTTTTTCGTAGTTGATCTTGGTGAGAACGATGGTAAATTCTATAATCTAACAAAATTCAAAGGACGTTCTTATTTTGGCGATTTTGATCCTATTGATGTGGATATTTATGTTTCTGAAACGAATGGTAATTGGGGATCTGCTGTTGCAACAGGCATATCATCTTGGCAAGATACTGAAATTTTCGTAGAAGAATTGGCAACGACAAAAACAGGCAGATTTATAAGAGTAGTTATAAATCAAACAGAGGATCTTCAAGGCATAATATGGGGTAGATCTGGTTCAGCATTTACAATTTTTGACGCTTACGGCTCTTTAATTGTTCCAGTGGCAAGCGAAGTAATAATTGTTTCTAATACTTCTGGGACATTAAGAAATGAAAAATACTTAGCAAGTATAATAACAGAAGATTCTTATATATCAGGGGCTATGTTTACGTTAGCAACTACTGTTGTACTTCGTGGATCAACAGATATAATTTCAGGTGTTACAGGCGAATTTAATTTTTTGTTTACATTAGTCCGTTCAGAAGCAACTGTAAACTCTGGTACTTCTGGTTCTCTTAGTTTATGGCTTACATTGGTCAGCAATATTTCAGAAGTTGCAAGCACTGTTGGTTATTTAGAACTGGATTCAGAATTAGTAAGTTCTATAGCAGAAATATCAGTGGCAGTAAGCTCTCTTGATTCTCAACCAGGCATTGGAAGCAATGTCGTTGAGATTCCAAGTGTCGCTGCATCTTTAAGTTTTCTCGATGTTTTAACTAATTTAATAAGTTATATTACAGAAGTTGTTGGTGTCATAGGATTTCTTGATGCACAGCAAAATTTAATAAGCTCGTCGGTAGTTTTAAGTAGTGCGTCTGGCAACTTAGATATTTTATATCATCTTCGCCAAAATACAACAGCTAAAAAATGGTATGATATGTTGCAGAGAAAAGGAATTGACGCAATTGTTCGAACGTATCCCGATGCTACTTTTAACCCAAGCACTAATAAAACTACTTTAAGTCATGTTGTTGATTTTCCAGTAAAAATAATTCCAATATACAAAAATCGAGAAGGTTACAAGCCAGCAGAATTAATAACATCGGGTAATGGGCTATCAGGAATCGTTAATTATAATTTGCGTTTTGATGTCAAAGTCGGATTGAAATTAATAATCGGTTCAGCATCAAAAGTATGGACTGTAACTGGAATTACTGAAATAAAAGATTCAACCGGAATTTTACTTTATACTATTGAGGTAGAAGCAGGTGACTAAAACTAATGTCAAACTTAATAAATTTTAACGTCGCACTTGATGTTGCATCCAAAAGAATTCATGGAGACATGAATAAATTTTATAAGCAGGTATGTCTTGAAGTATTAAAAAGAATAGTTCTTAGAACTCCGGTCGATACAGGACGTGCAAGAGGTAACTGGCAAGTTGAAATTGGTAGAGCAGCAAACTCATCTCTTATCGTAGAAGGTACTGAAGGTGCGATGGCTGATTTTGCTATCAATAGTGGAGCTTCAAAATTAGCAACAATACCTCCATTTTCGTTAGTACATATTACCAATAATTTGGAATATATCGAATATTTAGAATATGTTCGCAGAAGTCCTCAGCATCCAGAAGGATTTTTAGAAATAACTTTAACAGAGATGGCAGCGTGGCTATCAGGAATTAAATAATGGGTTTTCAAAGTTTAGCTAATTCTATTAATACATATTTTGCTGCTGCTGTTGCTGTAGTCTATGGATATGTTGTCCGTTATGACGACGATCCACGTGCTACCCCAACATCTGGGCTTTGGTGTGAGGTATTAATTGATTTTGGAGATTCACAACAAAAAGAAATAGGTATAAACTCCTATCGTAATATCGGAAATTTAACTGTAAGAATTAAACAAGAAGTAGGATTAGGAATGAGTAATCTTCTTGTAGCTGCTGATAGAATAGCAACTGCATTTAGGTCAATAGATGTTGATAACTCAGTTATTTTTAATGTTCCGAGAATCGCTAAAAATGGAAGAGTGGATGATAATTATCAAGTGACAGTAACATGTCCATTTCATTATGATGAATAAAGTTTAAGAAATAATTTAAAAATTAAACAAACCAAAAAATAAGAAAGGCGACGTAAAATGGGTGACCAACGTAACGAAATAGCTAAAATGATCGTGGACGCGATTAGAAAAGTTGAAAATGCAATTTATAGGCTAAGTACATATTCTAATTACATTAATTTTGGTGGTGCTTCCGCTGTTAACAGTGCGGGTGTTGCTGGACTTTTAGGCATACTCGGAGAGACAACAGCGTTAATAAGTTCAGTAGCAGAAGCAGCAAACTCAGCAGGTGCTTTAGAACTTGAAGCTGAACTAAATGGATTAGCTGCTATAATAGCAGATGTTTCTGGTGGGTTTGATCTCCTATCTGAAATAGTTAGTTCTATAACAACAGTTTCTGGAATAGCTAATGGTAATCTTGATTCGCAACAGAACTTAATTAGTTCTATTACAGAAGCTTCTGATATATCCTGTATCAGATTGAACACAGTGCGATTAGGCGGCAGCTGTGTTGTTGCAACAGCTAATACTTGTGTTTTTGACACACAACCAGAATTAAAAGGTTCCTCAGATTCTGAACTTTATTCTGTTACTGGTTATTTATGGAATAATTAATAGCCAATAAAATAAAAACAATAATAACACAAATAAAAAATAAAAAAGGAGCGTAAAAATGTCTGATGCTAACAGAGTACAATTAGCCTATGTTGAAGAAGGTGATTTTGGAGTTAAAGAAACAGGTTCCAATTTACAAATTCTTAGATATAATAGTGAATCGTTGAAACAAGATATGGCTACAACGATAAGTGAAGAAATTCGCAGTGATAGGCAAATTTCTGATGTAGCAAGAATAGGATTAAGTGCAAGTGGTGCCATTGATTTCGAATTGAGTTATGGTTCACATGACGACTTTCTTAAAGCAGCACTACTTGATGATTCTGGCTGGTCAACAGAAGTTAGGATAACACACAGTTCAACTATTAGTGTATCATCTACTGATAATTCATTAAATGATTCCAGTAGTGGTTTTGGTAGTTTTGTAACAGGTCAATGGATTTATGTATCAGGATTTTCTACCACGGCCAATAACGGCTTCTTTAAAATAAGTAGTAAGACATCAGCTAAATTAGTATTAGCGAATGGGACTTTAGTAACTGAAGCTGCAGGCAGTGCAATAACAGTTAAGATGGGTTCACAAATCACTAATGGAATAACTCTTGTGAGTTACAATATTGAAAAAGATTTCAAAGACATATCAAATGTTTTATCATTACTTAAAGGAATGAGTATAAATACAATGTCGTTGGAAATTCCAGCAGATGGAATCATAAAAGGAAATTTCGGTTTTATGGGTTCTGCTGAAGAATCGCTTACAGCTTCTGCAGGAAGTGGATATGACGACGAGACTACTTCAGTAATAATGACTGGGGCTAATCATGTCACAGATATTTTAGAGAATTTAGAAGACGTTGCAATTCTTAGTCTTTCGCTGAACATTAATAATAATTTAAGAACAAGATTACAAGTTGGAACTCTCGGCGTCGCGAGTATGGGGTTTGGAACTGTTGAGATAACTGGATCAATATCACTTCATTTATTAACAGCAGATTTATTCGATAAATATTTAGACCAGGATGTTACATCGATAGTTCTTGCTGTGAGGGATGCAGATGGAAATGGTTATGTTATTGAACTTCCATCTGTTAAAATTATCGATGGGACGAGAAATGCTGGTGGTATAAATACTGATGTTATTGGTGATTTTGAGTTCCATGCATATATGGATGCAACTGAAAAAATATCAATTCGTATTGCAAGATTCCCAGTTTCAGAATATTTTGAAGGTAGCATTGCTGCTGTAGTAATACTTGCTGGTAGTTTAACAGGCATAGCTTAATTCTTACATGAATATTAAAAATAAAGTAGTATAACACTTTAATTATTAACAATTTCGAGGAGGACTTAAAAATGGCGAACATCGAAAGTATTAAGACAGATGTTAAGAAAGAAGAAGGCGGAGTTTGGGTTGATTTCGCAGAAGGAATCAAGTTAAAAATTGCTCGTGCTCGTAACCCAAAATATCAAGAGCTACTTCGTAATCTTGTTGAACCAAAAAAGAAAGATATAAGAGGCGATAAACTAACAATTGAACAACTCTCCGATGTTCTTTTAGAAGTGCGAGCACACACTGTTCTTTTAGATTGGAAAAATATTGAAGATAATAATGGTGCAACCATACCGTATTCTCCTGATAAAGCAATGGAATTTTTTAGAGATCCAGAGTTGAAGGATTTTCATACTTTCGTCGTTGCAATATCAGAAAATGCAGACCAGTATAAAAAAGATTTAGTTAAAGACTCGGAAAAAAACTAATAAACTTCCTACTCTGGAATATAGAGTGGGGAGTCTGGTATAGTAAGTTGAAAGCAGTTGGAAAAGAAGGGAAACATCCAAAGCCAAAACTACATAATGATTTACTTTTTATTTGGGATGCTTTTGCTGCTTTATCTTCATCAAGAAACAATCAGATTATTGTAATAAATACAAAGTCTGGCCTAAGAAGTGTAACTAACTATGGATATATTCTATTTTCTGAAATAGAATCTTGGTTAAATTTAAATGGAATTTTTAATGTCGAAAGGCGACAAGAAGTTGCCCACTTTATTCGCATCATGGATGAAGAATATATTAAATTTATGCGAGAAAAACATATAAAGATTTAGAAAAGGTAGGTTATTAAAATTCCTTCACTTGATGTTGCCATTAACGCCCTCCGTGCCCAATATGGAGCTAAACAATTCGACGATGCTGCTAAGAAAATTAAACGCAGTGCGAAAGAAGTCGATGTTGGTGTAAAGTCTAACGAGAAATCTTTCAAAAGTCTCGGCACACAAATGAAGACTTTCGCTGTAGGTATGGTTGGACTTGCTGCAGTATATAAAGGATTAAGATTTGCAGTATCATCAGTAAAAGAATTTGCAGCTTTTGAAACACAACTTGCAAATATTTCAACCATGCTCGATGATCAGACGATGGACTTTCTCCCTGGTTACAAAGCACAGCTCGCAAGTTTAGCAGTTGAATTTGGGCAAACAACTGAAACACTCTCTAAAGGTTTATATGATATTCTATCTGCATCTGTTGGTGCAGCAGATGCTGTAGGTGTTCTTAGAGCAGCATCTAAAGCAGCAATAGGTGGCCTTACTACAACAGCAGTTGCTGCTGATACACTTACAACTGTTATGAATGCTTATGGTATGGAAGCCGGGGACGCTACAAAGGTAAGTGATGTTTTGTTCGCTACTGTAAAAGGTGGCAAATTAACCTTTGCAGAATTAGGCGGCTCTATAGGAAAAGTTGTAGCTATCGCAGCGACGGCCGGATTATCGTTAGAAGAAGTTTCAGCATCCATTGCGACTATGACGAGAATGGGTATTAATGCAGACATGGCAATGACTGCATTAAAGGCAATGCTTACAGGATTTGTTAGCCCCACGAAAGAAGCAGTTGCTGCTGCTAAGATATTCGGATTAGAATTAAACTCAAATACGTTGCGTACCATTGGCATGACTGGAGCAATGCAACTCCTTGCAAACGCTACTATTGAAGAGACAGCAGCAATATTCCCTAATGTTCGTGCTCTTCTCGGATCAGAAGCTACAAGAAAGAACGTAGTAGCTTTAATTGGTGACCATAAAAAAGCATTGAACGCTGCGGGGCTGGCAGAAATAGCATATCGAAAGAATGCTGCTACAACTGAGATAGCACTTGCTAAAAACAGAGAGTTATGGATTAGTATCAAACGTGATTTGGGTGAGGGAATCGCACCGCAAGTTAATACTTGGCTTCAAGGTATGTCATTGCTTGCTAAAGAGTGGAAATTTGGTTGGACATCGATGGTCAATGCTCAAAAGAATGCACAAGCTGAAATAAATGCCCAACTTGAAGAGCCAGATATAATTACAAAATTTAATCTAAGTAGGAAAAAGGAGGCTGACGATCTCGTAAACGCTGCTAAAGAATTTGCTAAAATTCAGAAATCAGTAATGAAAGATATAGCAGAAAAGGAATTTGTTGGGCCTATACAAATCCCAACAGCGAAAGTAGACACTGGTGCAGCAGAAGAAGCAGAAAAAATTAAGCAGGCAGCAAGGGATCAAACAGAAGCATACCGAAGGATGTATGATGATCTTGGTGAGATGGGAAATGCCAGTTATGAAAATCGGCTTAAACTTCTTAACTACGAAAAGGAAGATTACGCAACATTCATCAAAGATAAAGAACTTTTAGACCAATGGTATTCCGCTAAAAAGGGCGAAATTGATACAGAAATGAAGATAGCTTCAGATGAAGCATTAGCATATCAAAAAGCTCAGAAATCAGATGCTACAAGATATTATGATGACCTTTTGGAATATGAAGCAGATAGGCAAAAGGCTATATTAGATGGGCTTGGTGGTGTTGGTGATGCAACAGAAGCAAGTTTGTCTTCTGCTTTTAAAAACATGATTACTGAAGGTGAAAGTCTCAGTGATGCTATGGATTCAGTTTTTGCAAGTATTGGAGCATCTTTCGCACAACTTGCAGCAGATATGATTGCTCAAGAATTAATGCTCCAATCAGTAAAATTAATGTTAGGTATTGGTGGCGGAATTGCTGGTATTTTTGGTGCTGGTGCTGGTGCTGGTGCTGCTGGTGCTGGTGCTGGTGCTGGTGCAGGAACATGGGGAGCAAGTGCGAAGGGGAATATATTTAGCAATGGCTCTATAGTTCCTTTTGCAAAAGGCGATATTTTAGCAAGCCCTACAATTTTTCCAATGTCAAACGGCGGGATTGGATTAGGTGGAGAAGCCGGAAAAGAAGCAATAATGCCGTTAGGAAGAGACAATCAAGGACGGCTTGGTATAAGAACTGAAGGCGACAATGGTAGCAGCAAGACACCAATAAAAATAATCAACGTGATGGATTACTCGATGGTTCAAGAATATTTAAGCACTGGTGATGGCGAACGAACCGTAGTAAATATAATGAGGCGTAATGCTAATGAAATTCAAGATGTTGTTGGATAATTAAATGAAATATTATTATGTTTATATTCATATTTGTTTAGTAACTGGAAAGCCATATATTGGATGGTCTGCAAATCCTAAAAGACGATGGCATGTTCATTGTTGGGCTAAAGATAAATCAGCTTTTCATAATGCTATTCGTAAATATGGAAAAGAATGTTTTGAGTCACAGATTATTTTTAGAACTGCAAATCTCGAAGAAGTAAAACAAAAAGAAATTGAGTTTATTAGGCAATTTGATTCTTTAGTTCCTAATGGATATAATTTAACAAATGGTGGCGAGGGTGTGAGTGGCTATAAATGGACTGAAAATCAAAAAGAAAATGTAAGAGGCAGAAAAAACCCTCTTTCAAAAGAGCACAAGGAAAAAATAAGGCAAGCACTTAAAGGGAAAAAATTCAGCCCCGTTTCGGAAGAAACAAAGAAGAAAATGAGAGAAGCCCACTTAGGAAAAAAGTTTTCGGAAGAAAGAAAAAGAAAATCAAATACACACTCTACAGAATCAGAAATAAAAAGATTGCAAACCAGAATCACAAAATTAGAACAATATTTAATATAGTGTTGTAAAGTCAGTCACGTGACTTTAATATTTTATTCCTCCTTTTGAAAGGATTTATTATGGGTAGTTTTAGTAATTATTTAGAAGGTGCATTATTGCAACACATTTTTAGCACAGGTGCTGGAAATAACGCCATGGCAGTGCCCGACAAGTACGTCGCACTTTGTACAGTGACAGTCTTAGACACTATGACTGGAACCACAATCACTGAGCCAAGTGGTGGTGGTTATGCTCGTGTAATTTGTCAAACATGGGACGCTTGTGCTGGTGCTGGTGCAACTGAGAATTCGCAGGCCATTACTTTCCCGCAAGCAACCACAAGCTGGGGAAAGATTACAGACTTCGCAATTTGTGATGCGGCGACTGTTGGAAATATGCTGGCTTATGGTGCGTTAACCGTAAGCAAAAGCGTCCAGACAGGCGACACACCGAAGTTTGACACTGGCGATTTGGACATCACCCTTGACTAATTTTTAATTGTATGTATCCTGGCGGCGATGGGCAGGGTATGTATGGCGAAATTCTTTTTTGATGAGGAGACTTAAAATGGCGGATAAAATTATAAACCAAGGCGAAAATAACATTGCAAATAAAACTCAAAAAGTATATTTAGCAATTCTTAATAGTGGAAAATTAAGGCGGGAAATTATTGCAACAGTTATCCCTGCAATGCGAAGAACAGAAGGAATTGAACTTATCTGGGAAAATCCAATGAAGACTTGGGCTAATCCCATCTCAAGTAATCGTAATATGGTAGTGAAACGATTTCTTAAAACAAATTGCGATTTCCTTTTAATGATAGATGATGATGTAGTTCCATTACATAATCCTTGTGAATTAGTCAGAGCAAATATGGACATTATTGGAAGTCCTGCATTAGTTGCAAGCCCAGGAGATTTAATGGTTTGGACAGCTTATGTTAAACATATTGACGGTGTTGGGTATATGGCTGTAGATTTGAATGCTATGGATGATATGTTTGACATGCTCCAAGTTGATATTGTTGGGACAGGTTGTATTTTAATAAAGCGAAAAGTTTTAGAAGTATTAAAAGCTCCGTTTCATTGCGAGTTCGATGAAGATGGTGTAATAGCTTATGGAACTGATTTTGCATTTTGTCGCAAAGCAACGAGTGCTGGATTTAAAGTTTATACTACAACACATCGGCGATGTGAACATTATAAAACTATTGGTTGGAATGAACTTGATAGTTGGGATTCTATTAACTACTTTGATAAATCTAATTCCAGATATGGTATGTTCTGGGGTGACTATCATATAACAATGAAAGACTGGCATTTTATTAATGACCAGATTGAAAAAATTAAAACAAATAAACAACTACGAATTCTTGAATTTGGTTCTGGGCTTTCTTCGTTACTTTTATCAGAAGAAAATGAAGTAATAAGTTACGAAACAAATCCAAATCACGCAGAAATAATCAGAGCGAGATGCACTGATAAAAATAATCTTACTATTAAACTTTGGGATGGCCATACTACTCCTGAAGAATTGAAAACATCAATAAATTTCGCGGACAATAATCCGCGAGGACATAAAGAATTCGATCTTTGCTTCATTGATGGACCTGAACCAAAGTTAAAAGGTGGAATTGGAAAAGAGGCAGCAATTCAAATAGCGTCGCAAGTATCAGATCATGTTATAGTATGCGATGCGGGTAGAAGCGAAGAGGAGCAATATCAAAGAAAACATCTGCGAAGTATATTCAAGCTAACAGCAAGAAGCGGAAATCACATCGCAAGATGTCACTATTGGATTCGTCGTCCGAAACCAGTAGAATTAGATGATGTTAGAAAACAATTGGCTGAAAGTATAGGCTAAGATAATCAAGTTAATTGTTCATTATTCGCCGGTTAGTTTGAAAGTGAATAGAACATAGTTAAGGACTAAAATGGCTACTTGGGATTTACTCGATGAAGATTGTTCTGATATTTCCGACTGGACCGATGGGGATGTTGGAAATGGCGTGAGTTCAGTTAACCCCGCAGGACAATTCCAGTTTGTTTCCGGCTCTGTAGGTTTGGGAAACTACGCTTATCGTGCCAGAGATATAGGCAGTTTTCCTAATACTTTTACGTATGAAATAAAAACCTACCACGATGTAGCTGGGACAAGGGCCAACGCCGACTTTCTTAATCTTAATTGCTTCCAAGCGGATGAATATTTTAGCGTAATATTCTGTTCAGACGGACTGTTTATAAATGACACAGATTCCGGCTATACTGAAGTAGGGACTGATTTAGTCAAACAGGGGGGAAGTGCAGAATGGCAGATATGGAGATTTCTTGTAACTTTTGGGTCGGTTGGTGATGGTGATGGTGTTTGTGATGTGTACCTGAAGGACTCTACTCATAACTGGGAAAAAGTAGGTAGTGCTATTCCGTGTAGTAAAGAAGCAGTTTTTCCCGGTGGACTTACATCTCTGGCTCAGTATGGCCAGACAACTGCTAACCAAATAAGCCACGTCGATTACGTAAAAATAGCAACAGGTTTTATATTACCTTTCGTTGGTTCTTCTGCAGGAGTTTCTGGTGCTGAAGGTTCTTTAAGTTTTGCAGAAACAGAAATTGTTGGTTCTACAACAGCAACATTAACCGCATCAGGCACTTTAGAACTTGAATCTGAAATAATTAGTTCTGTTATAGCCACGACAAATGTCGCTGGTTCTTTAGAGTTTGAAACTAAGGCAATAAGTGGAACTGTTGCTGTAACTATAAGCATCACAGGTTCTTTAGAACTTGAACAAAGTTTAATAAGTTCCGCTGATGCTATTTCCAACATCATTGGTTCTTTAGAATTCGAATCAGAATTAATAAGTTCCGCTGATGCTATTTCCAACATCATTGGTTCTTTAGAATTCGAATCAGAATTAATAAGTGCAGCCGCTGCGATTTCCAACATCACAGGTTCTTTAGAATTCGAATCAGAATTTATAAGTTCAGCTGCTGCGATTTCCAACATCATTGGTTCTTTAGGACTCGAATCAGAATTTATAAGCTACGCTGTTGCGATTTCCAACATCACAGGTTCTTCAGAACTTGAGCAAAGTTTAAATAGTTCTACAACTGCGATTTCCAGCATAATCGGTTCTTTATTATCAACTGCTGAAGTCGAGATAATAAGCTCCGCTGTTGCGATTTCCAACTCCATAGGTTTATTAGAACTCGAATTAGAATTAAATGGTTATGTTTCAGAAATCGCAGATGTTATTGGTTATCTTGAGTCCGAATTAAATGGTTCTATTGCAATAATAACAAGTTCAGTTGGTTCATTAAATATTTTAACCAACTTAATAAGCTCTGTTACGAGCATTTCTAATACTTCTGGAATCTTAAATGTTTTAAATCAATTAATCGGTGAAAGTACAAATGGGGCTTCCACTGTAAGTGAAACTAATATTGATAAAAACATAATAAGTTCTATTACAGAAGTCGCTGGTGCTATATGTTCTTTTGATTCTCAACCTGGAATGGGAAGTAGCATTGTTGAAATTTCTGGAATTGCAGCATCTTTAAGTTCATTAAATGTTTTAACTGATTTAACTGGATTTATTGCGAGCACTTCGAGCACTTCTGGATTCTTAGATGTTTTAACACAATTAATAGGCAACAGTACAAATGGAATTTCTTTTCTTGGACGAGTTGCAAAATTAATTAGTTTAATTGGCTCAATAACTGCAGTTTCAAATCTCCCAGATACATCAAATTATTTAGCCATCGTACCGGATTTTGAAGCAGCGACTTTATTCTGGAGGCCACAAGATAGTATTGTTGAAACGTTAGAATGGAAGACGAGTATATTAAATGCTTATGATGGATCGGAACAGCGAATAAAAATACGCCAGACACCAAGACAACTATTTAATTTGAGATTAATTTTAAACACTAATAAAGAAAACACTTGGTTTGACTCTATTATTCATACATGGCAGAAATTGACTTGGTTACTCCCAATATGGTCAGAATACGTTGAGCATACTGCAGATATTAACGCTAAAGATGAATCTATAGAAAATATAGATACGACAAACGCTGATTTTAGAAACGATAGTAAAGCTATGGTTTGGAAGTCAGCGACTGAATATGAAGTAGTTGTTATTGATACAAAAACAGATTCCAATTTAAATTTAAGTTACTCGATGTTAAATTCTTATACTGGTATTAAGTATATTATGCCTGTAAGAACTGCATATTTAATCGCATCAAGCAAAAAAGAAAGATATAACTCAGAAACATCTGTTGTCAACTTAACTTTTGCAGTTTATAATAATGTTGAGTTTACTGATTATGTTCCAAATACAATTTATGATGGTTATGAAGTATTAGATACGCCTGCATTTATGGATGATACACATTCTGAAGATAGTGATGGCGATATTCTAATTACAGATTTTGAAACTGGTATTTTTAAAGTAGAGAGTAGCAGCAACTTTAATTTCTTATCTCAAAGTCATAAGTTTTTTAATGATAATAAAGTTGCTTGTTGGAATTTCAGGAAGTTTCTACATTCTCTAAGTGGGAGACAAAAAACAATTATTATTCCAACTTTTCGTAGTGATGTAACACAAACAGATGATATTGAAACAACAGATACATCTGTTAAAATTGAAAATATTAAACTCGCTACGAACATGGGATTTAACGCACTACGAACTTATATTGGATTTTACTTCACGACGACAGGCGTTTTAATTATAAGAAAGATTAAAGCTATTGTTGAAATTGATGCTAATGAGGAAAGGATTAGTTTTAACACTAATTTAGGTTTAGCTAACCCAGTAGTGAGCGGAGACTGTAAGATTTGTTTTGTCGATAAATGTAGGCTAACATCTGATAGTATTCAAATAAATTGGCAATATGCTAACAGAAATGAATGCAAAACTAATTTTATGAGGGTTCATAATGGCGGACGTTAATATAATTAGTTCTGTTGATGAAGGCTCTAATGCTAATGGTTATCTTAACGCTCAACTCGGATTAGAAGGAGCTATTTCCAGTATTTCTGATGCTAATAGTCTGTTTAGTTTCTGGATTCTTATAGCTTGTAATGTTTCTGGAAACTCCAGTTCATCCAGCGTTACATTTATTTTTGAGAATTACCTTCTCGATGAGCAAAGTGTTCAAGATGGGCAGCCTGTCGAACTTTATCTTTTTGATAAAGATGAGGGGGCTGAGTTTTGGTCTTATACAAGTACAGATTACAATATTGTCCATGACGGTAGAACATATCTTGCAGAATTAATTAAGAGAGGTGATATTGTATTAGATTTAAACTCGTTAAAGACGAGATTAGAAGTAGAAGTGCATTTATCTAATCCATTTGTCAGAAATTTTATTAGTGAGCCAATAGAGGGAACCGTCAGGCTAACAATATATAGGAGGCATGCTGATTCCTATGCAACATATTGGAGAGGATATTTGCAAGGTGTAAAATTCCTATCTAAAAAAGTTATTATATTATTAGGCCTAAAAATAAGCAGTCTAAAACGATTTGGCTTAATGCGAAAATTCCAACGCAATTGTGGCCTTGCACTTTATTCTACTTGGTGCACAATATCTAAAACTAATCCATTATATTATGTGGATGGAACTATTAATTCAATAAGCGGAACGACTATAGACGCAACCATTTTTAGCTCTAAAGCAGATGGATGGTTCCTTGGCGGTATTTTTAAAACAGACAATGGAAGCTGCTTACAAAAGATTGTCTATCATTCAGGCACTGAAATAAAAATATCAAGATCTGTATCAGCAATTTCAGCAGGAGATACATTTAGGGCATGGGCAGGTTGTGATCACTTAAAAGCAACTTGTAAAGATAAATTTGCAAATAAATTAAATTATGGAGGGCAGCCATATTTGCCAGATAAGAATCCATTTACTGGTGATGCTGTAATGTAATGTTTACACTTAAAAAAATAAAATCTAAGCCGCTTAAAATATTGCTTCAAATACTGGCAGTAGTATTATTCTTAGACATACTAACAAGTCCTAAACCAGTTGTCGAAGATGGTACACCTCAATTGGCAATTTTGAATTTTATAGTACAAGTGGCTATAATGATAGCACTTTCTATGCTATTAGCACCAAAGCCAAAACAACCTGCTAAATTAAGGCCAGTAACTTTAGAACAATTTGATATCCCAACAGCAGAAGAGGGCCGTCCTATTCAAGTTCTTTTTGGAAAAAAATACGTTGCTGCCCCTAATGTAGTGTGGTTTGGTCATTTAAAAGCAACACAGATAATGGGCTAATAACTAATGAAAATTAAAAGAGCCAGAGATCCAGCAATTATAAAACATCTGCGCAAGTTTTTTACTGAAGATGGTGCTTTTACTCGTGATATAATTGCTAAAGAACTTTTTGAAATAATGGTAGCAGTTCCAGAAGAGATTTTTGTTGCTATTATTTTTGAGAATAATGAAATACATGGATTCGCTATTAGTTGGCTAATGGATAATAGAGAATATGTTTGGCTTGCTCAAGCATGGTCTAAACCCGGAAGTGGAAGAGGGTATGGTAAAATAGCTATCGATATGATTAAACAATGGGCAATAAAAGAATTTAATATTCATGAAATAAGATTTGAAACTGAACGGAATCCAGAAGCTATAGAAAGAGTATGGGGATTTAAAACCCATGCTTATATTATGAAGAGTAATTTTTAATATGAACTACTTCCCGCAAAAACTTAATAACAATATTGAATTTGACCGTAGTTTTGATGGTTTTGATTTAAAACAATACAAGGGTATAATTCAAGTTAAACGAAATGGATATGAATTTCAAATATCTTCAAATCCATTTTCTTCAGTTAAATATAAGGGTAAAAAGAAACAAATTGTTGGATACAAGTATTCATTAGGGATGCACATGATTGCTGGTCATGGAAACATCGATGCTTGTGAAAAAATTAAGGTTGGAGAAAAAGTAGCGTGGGCGCATTCTAATGTTCTTAAAGATTCACATACAACAATTGTTACATCATACTGCTTATCACCAGGAGTAATATATGGACAGACTTTTACAACAACTTCTTCTTATACTTTAAATTCAATTAGCTTAATGGTGTGGAGAAATTGGAATGCGTATCCAGGAACCATATATGTATCTCTAAGAGCGACTGATGTATTAGGTATGCCAACTGGACCAGATTTAATAAATGGATCATTCGATGGCGATACAATAATAGAACAACCGGCTTCGTTAAGTCTTGCTGAATGGAAAGAAGTAGAATTTGATGCACCAATAATTTTGGATGACGCTACAAAATATGCATTTATATTCAGCGTTCTTCCGTATCCAACAGTCGGATACGGTGGTTGTAATTTTAATGCAGACAGTGTCGGAACTAATTATCCTGGCGGTACAGCAGTTACATCACTTGATGGTGGAGTAACTTGGGCTGAAGAAATTAGTGTTAACGATATACTTTTCAAGTGTTATAAAAAAGATGGGAGTGCACCTAATTCAACGATTACAATTTCTAATAATGATTTATTTGGTGGTGATAAAAGTGAAGGCGGTATAATTGGTAATGTCGATTTAATGTTTGGTGCGGCAGATCAAATGCAGAATAGTTATCTCACAGCAAGACTCGACACTGATATACCTGCATTTCGTGGTCTTTGGGGAGCAGTTTTAAATCAAGTTTATATTGGGACAAGCCCATATTTAAAGCCGTGGAGTTTTTTACTAAAAAGAGTTAGCAAACAAATTAGCGGCGAAGTTCAGTGGTACAAAGAAAAAGCTGTATTAAGGCCAAGAGAAGTAGCAGGGGATGATTTAAACGCTGCACACATAATACGTGAATGTTTAATTGATAAAGAATGGGGCTTAGGTTTTGATGCAACAGAAGATATTGATGATAATGCTTGGAAAGAAGCCGCAAATATTTTATATGAAGAAGGTTTTGGCCTATCAATACAGTGGGATCAAGTCATTCCTGTAGAAGATTTTATTGATGATATTTTAAATCATATTGCTGGAATTTTATATCAAGATTTAGCAACAGGAAAGTGGATTCTTACTTTAACGAGAGATAATAATTTTTCAATAGCATATGATAGCTATATAACTGGTGATAATTCTCAAGCAACTATAACTCCAACGCAAAATAAGCAATATGCTCAAACATTTACAACATCACGAACGTATCAACCTGCTTATTGTAAAATTAAGATTTTCAAGGCGTTGATAGGTCAAACAGTAAATGCTAAATGTGAAATACAAAGAGTTGATATAAATGGTAAACCAAATGGGGCTATCATTTCAGAAGGTAATATACAAACTGCGAATATTGGAACATCTGCTGCATGGGTAGTTTGTAATTTTACTAAAACTGGAATTCTTAATGTTAATACTCAATATGCACTTGTAATTTATCCGAATACAGGAGTTGGAACTTTAAACTGGAGAGTTAACACTTATGGTTCTTTTTCAGGTGGATCTTATATAGTAACTAATGATGATGCTGTAACATGGACTAAAGTATCAGGTAGTGATTTCATGTTTGAAATCTATGCTGGTGCAAACTTAGAAACTTTTAATGAGGATGATATAATGGATCTGGATGAGTTTACTCGTTCAGCTTATGGTGAAATTGTAGATCAAGTTACAGTACAATTTTGGGATAAACTTGCACATAAGTCTCGTTCTTGTGAAGCCCGCGATATTGCATTAATGGAGAAACAAGGTGGGGCAGTAATAGAAAAAATCCTTAATTATCAAGGAATTTGTGATCCAACACTTGCTAATAATGTAGCGGAGAGGGAATTAAAATTAGTAACATCCATGTTAGCAGGTATGCGGTTAAAATGCACGAGAAAAATGTCTCATTTAAAACCTAATAATACTTTCAAGATATCATGGTCAGATTTGGGAATTGTTGAAATGGTGATAAGAGTTTTAAATGCTAATTATGGGAGTCTGGATAAAAATGAAGTTTATTTGACTTGTGTTGAAGATACATTTTCAGCAGCAGAAACAATATATGGTGATGCACCAGATACATTATGGACAGATTCTATTAATGATCCAATAGATATTATCAATAGAAGATTAATTGAAATACCATATTGGTCATTATGTAATCATGTAGTAGGCTCACCATCATTAGTTGATGCGTTAGATGATGATACTTGTTTTATATGTACAATAGCTGGAAAACCAACAGAAGATGCTTTTGATTATGATATATTAGCTCGTCTTTCTGCTTTGTATGATTTTGAAGATGTAGGCGTCGGTAATAATTCGTTTACACCTATTGGCGTTTTGACTAATGCCATTTTAAGAAATGCGATAGATACAACTATTGATTTAAGTAGCCAATCAGATTTAGATTCTGTTGATATAAATACTTATGCAATTATAAATGAAGAGATTGTAAAAGTTATTTCTACGGATTTAATCAATAATCAAGTAACTATGGCCAGAGGCGTATTGGATACAGTTCCAGCAATTCATTTATCTGGTGATATAATTTACTTTATGGAATTAAGTTATGGCGAAATTGGTACAGAATACACCAATGGCAATACACCATCTACAAAACTATTGTCGCGTACGGCTCGTGGCAGTTTAGCAGAAAGCGATGCAACAATTGAAACTAAAAGCCCTGCTTTAAATAGTCGAATGATTCGACCATATCCGCCCGGAAATTTAAAGTTTAATGGTGATAGTTATCCATCCTATTTCTCTTCTGGTGCTCATGGAAATAAAGTTACCATTAGTTGGAATCATAGAGATAGGACCAACCCAATTCAGTTGAATTCTTTAGTGGAGCATTCAGATAGTGGGATTAGTTTAGAATTTGGAGCATCATATACAATTAAACTTTATGATGCAAATAATGTTTTAAGGCAAACAATTACAGGATTAACTGGAACATCTTATGAAC